ATGCCGAACTCCGTCTTGTGGGTCTGCCTCGTTGCGGTGTGGCTCTTCGTGTTGGTCCCGATGGTGATCAAGGGTCGCCCGCAGACCAAGAAGACCACCGAGGTCGCCAAGGCGACCCGACTTCTCCATCGTGGTGGCACCCGAGCACGCAGCACTCGTCGGCTCGCGGCCGGTGCACACCCGCACGACCCGAGTTACGTCTCCGAACCCACGACAGCTCGTCGCTCGGCGACCGCGGTTCTCGACGCCGCGGACGACGACACCAAAGACCGGAGTGCAGAAGCGGTTTCGTCGGCCGACTCCGATGCCGACGAGGTGCCTACCGGTGACGTCGAGACCGACGACGTCGACGATGCCGTGAACGCGGTGGCCGAAAAGGTCACCGTCACTCGTGTCGAGGTCGATGTCGTCGAGGTCGAGGTGGATCTGCTCGACGAGGACGACGACGCCGAACTTGACGACGAGTCGCAGTACGAGGACGCCGAACTCGACGACGAGTACGACGAAGACGACGAGTACGACGAAGACGCTGAGTACGGCGAAGACGCTGAGTACGACGAAGACGCTGAGTACGACGACGCTGAGTACGACGACGCTGAGTACGACGACGCTGAGTACGACGACGCTGAGTACGACGACGATCTCGACGGTGACTCCGACCAGTACGACGATGACTCCGACCAGTACGACGATGACGACTACGACGGCGAGTGGGACCTCGAGGACGAGGTCGACGAGGAACTCGACGGTGTCCGCAGGCCTCGCAAGGCGACACCTGTAGCGGCGAAGGACTCGGCTCCGGACACCAAGCAGGATAGGAAGTCTCGTCGTCGGAGTGCATTCACAATCGACGCGACAGGCGATGCCTTGCGCTACAAGGAGCGCCAGCGGGTCACCGTGGCCCTTGCGGCGATGGTCATTGCGACCATTATTTGCGGTGTGCTATTTGGCCGATACGGTTGGATCGCCACCGGGGTGACGGGAGTTATGTTCGTCGGCTACCTGTTCTATCTGCGACGAACCGTCAAGGCCGAGCAACAGATTCGGAGGCAGCGCATCGCCCGCGCACGTCGTGCCGCGAGGGCTGACGCAGAGCGTGAGCGTCGCGAAATGCAGACTCCCGAGTTCGCTGCCTACCCGCCGCCGCCGCGACTACGCCGTCCCGGTGGTGCGGTTGTCCTCGAAATCGACGACGAGCACCCGGTATTCGACCATCTGCCACCGTTCCAGCGGCGTCGGGTCATGCGCGAGCACGAGGACTTCCGACAGGCCGCTGCCGGCTGACATCCAAAGACTCCGGGTGCGCGACAATCCATTCGCGTCCCGATCGGACGGCACGGCACAGTGCCAACCGTTCGCCGATGTAGAGCGACGGCGCTCCCAGCAGTGGAATCCACGACAGTGTCGAGAACGGTCGGGGTGGCTGGGGGCGCCGGCCCATCTGTGCGTCGACCTTGCGCAGGATCTGCGCGATGTCCCACAGCAGACGCACTGCTAAACGTTTGGGCTTAGCGTTCTCCGGGCCGACCGGTGTCACCGATGCCGGGAGGGAGTCATCGCGGAGTTCACGGCCACACAACACCGAAGCCAGCAGGCGGATCTGCCAACCGCGGTCGGTGACGCCGTATTCACGTGCGATGGCAACGAGGACCGTGGCCTGATTGGCGAACCCCAACGGTGTTGCCAAGGGCAACACCTTGGCCCATGCCCCCAGCGCGCCGGGATAGGCCACTGCGATCGTATTGACGGCGCCGAGTCGATTGATCCACCAGTCGGCGCGATCCTTCATCGACAGCTCCGTCCAGCCCTTGGTACCGGGCCAGTCGGCGACGTCCAGCGCCTTGGCGACGGTGTGCTGGACTGCGGCGATCCCGGAATGATCGCCCTCGTCGAAGGTGTGTGCCTTCAGCCCCAGCGGATCCCGTTCGGCCAGCACGTCCAGGAGTGGATCGATCACCGTGATCGCTGCGTCCAACGCTCTTGCCAACTGCTCATTCGTCATCTCGGCCACGCGGTGCAGTGTAGCGACACGAGGTCACGACACGGTGTGACCTGGCGTTTGTGAGGTGCGCGGGCGGTGCTGCTAGAGTGTCAACGGTCGGTTTCCGGGCCGGCGCGGGGCTATGGCGCAGTTGGTAGCGCGACTCGTTCGCATCGAGTAGGTCAGGGGTTCGATTCCCCTTAGCTCCACAGAAACACCAGTTCAGACGGCCTCTCCCGACTTCCGGGAGGGGCCGTTTTTCGTGTCACCCACGGAATACCCACGAGAAACCGGAGCGAGCCGGTCCAGCACGTGGCGGACATCCCCCGTGATCTTCTTGCGCTGCACGTAGTGGCGGCGGGTGATCTCCGGCGAGGTGTGGCCCAGTTGCTCGGCCGCGGCCTCCATGCCGATCTCGTCAGCGAGGATCGTCGCCACGGTCTTGCGGAAGGTCTTGGGCGTCACCCACTCGAACATGTCGGCCGGACCGTCGGGCTCCCCGTTCTCGAGGACCACGAACTTGCGGGCGTCGCGGAACTGACGCCGGGTGTTGGCGGTAGTGCGGGGTCCACCATCGCGAGAGGGGAACACGAGTCCGAGTTCGTTCGAAGGGAGGTCGCGCGCCTTCTGTCGCTGCAGGGCGCTCACCATGAAGTCGGGCAGGATGAGCCAGTGCTGGCTCGTGGCGGTCTTCGGCCGCGGCTGGTACTCGCCGCGCTTGTTGATCGCACCCGCGAGGTACACCATCGCCGGTGAAAGGTCGGTGGCCCACCGGATGTGCTCCCACTGGAAGGCGAGCACCTCGGAGATGCGCCCACCGGACCCGATGAGGCAGTCGGCGAGGTCGGGGAAATCCGTCCCCCGCTTGGGTCCGTATTGGTTGGTGCCCGACCAGGTGGCGATGCGGATCCGCAACTGCTGCAGCTCGTCGATGGTCAAAGCTCGCGCTGCTGCCGGCGCCGAGAACCGACGCGTCGTATCGACGATGGGGTTGCGGTCGATCGCGTCGTGCTGGGCGGCGAGGGTCATCATTCCCGACAACACCGTGCGGCACTGGCGTGAGCGTGCGTCGGTCGCCACAGCGCGCAGGAACGCATCGAGCACGCCGACGGTCGCCTCGCCAACGCGGACATCGCCGAGTCCGGGTGTGATGTGCAGCTTGATCAGCTCTCGGTCGTTGTCCAGGGTGCCGGCGGCATACTTGCTCGACTCTTCGCGCTTCTCCAGCCACAGCTTCGCGAGATCGGCGAGCCGGGTATCGCGGGTGATGTCGACGACCGAGTCCGTTGGCCGCGCCCTCGTGGACAGCGCCTCCACGAGGGCCCGCTCGGCCTTCGCCCCACTGGCGCCGAAGCGCTCCACTACCCGCGTCTTGCCGTCGTAGTCCCGGTACTGTGCCCGGGCTCGGTGGCGTCCGGGAGCTACCTCGGTGCGGTTGATCCGGCCCCAGGTGCCGAGGGGGAGTGGTGGGCGTGGCATCGGCTATTCCGTCGGTGTTGGGGTGTCGGTGTCGTCGTCAGGGGTGTCGGTCGGGGTCGAGTTGTTGTCGGCGATGTTCGCAATCCCGGTCGCGTCGCCGTTCTGATGCACAACCGCTTCGCAGGAGAATGCTTCATCGCCGACGTAGCCACCGAACTTGTTCTTGGCGTTGACCATTCCCACGATGATGTAGAAGTGGTCTGTCGCAGCAGCGGATGTCTCAAGCGTGGCTGGCGGCGTGTACTGGTGGTCTGGACGTTTTGTCACTTGCTCCTGGCTGAACTGCGCACTGCCAGGGTCGCTGAGCTGATTCTTTATTGAATTCTCGCATGCCTCTTTCGCATTCGCCTCTGCGATGTATGGAGTATCGCCATCTGGCGTGCTGGAACATCCGCTGACGATGAGGACAGCCAGCATGCAACTTGCGGCAATTGGGGCGAATCGGGCGATTCTCATATTCGTATTCCGTTCTACCGCTCAGTGATTCACGGATCGTATCGGGCCGACGGGGCAGAGTGCCGGGGATTCATCTCCCCAGAGGACGTTCTCGCAGTCTCCGCAGTCGGTTCACCAGCACCGGGTTGTAGGCGAGTGCCTCCTCGGTGTCCAGGAGCCGATTCACGCGCTGCCAGTACCGCGTGACCGAGATGCCGAACTGGGCCATGATCGCGTCGGCCTGCCTGCCGGCGTATCGCCACTGCTTGTCGGCGAAGTCGAGTAGGGCGCGGTCGTCGCTCGAGAGTGCCCTCACGGGTTCGCCACCCAGGTTTGGCCGCCGCACAGGATTGCTTTGCCCTGCGGGTCGGTGCTGACGCTGTCGACGCTGGGATCGCATGGGTCGCCGATGTTGTGGGTCTCGCCGTCGTTGTCGCCGTGGAGTACCCACTGGTACCCGCCGCCGGCGCCGAGGTAGGCGCACACGAGGCTCGTGCCGTCGGCTGCGGTCCCGAAGGAGCGGGCTTCGGATTCGAAGCATTGGCCGCCTTGTACTGGCGTCGATCCCGTGGGGGTCGGTTCCTCGGTTGTCGTTTCCGTGACCGTCGGTGTGGGCGCGGCGGCTGGTGGTGTCGACGACGCCGGTGGTGTGGTGGTCGCGGTCATCGTGACCGTCGAGGGACCGGTCGCGCCGGTCGAGTTGTCCCTTCGGCTGTCGACGATCACGAATATCACCGCGACGACGAGAGCCGCGACGAGTAGGAACGCGATGACGCACAGCACCCAGGTCAGCCGAGAGCTGCGCCGTGGTTCGGATTCGGGGTACGTCATCGGTTCAGGCTCCTTGCTCGCGCCCGGCGCCCCGCCGGTCCAGTTCGTCGTCGATCCACGCCCGCTCATCATCCGACAGGGACTGCACCAACGTCACCAGCATGGGCACATCCACCCACAACTCCTCGGCGACCTCATCGGTGTGGCGGGTCCAGCACAGGACGTCGACGAGGTCCTCGAGCGCGACCAGCCGGCGCGCTGCGATCCTCTCGACCGTCAGCTCCTCCCGCGCCCGGAGCACGCGGTCCGTGGGGAAGACACGGCGTTCGTCGTGAACGAGTTCGTGTGCAATGGTGCAGCGCCGCTCGTCGCCGAGCATGTGGCGATTCACTTCGATGCGATCACCGACGATGCGGCCCCGAACGCCGACGGGCAGGTGCTCGACGAACTCGATCCTCAGGTGCTCGCGGAGTCGGGCGTCGCGCCATGGGTGGTAGATCGACATGCCGGACACCGTAGAACCAGACACTGACAATCGCCTTGCGATGCAACGAATTACACTGATGCAATTCCCGCCGGTGGGGCATCGTCACTAGCTTCCGCATCATCGTCGAAGAGCATCGGCAACACCTCATCCCAGGACGGTGTGCGGATGGGGAGCATTGCTGTGGGCATACCGATCAGTCTCGTCTGATCTGCCACTGCCGCCCGCACGAAACCAAGGACATACTCCAAGGCGTGGTCGCGCAGGAATTCTTCAATCTCCTTCCGGCCAGGCGCCGATACATCGACAAAACGGAACTGGACCGCGCAACTCAGCTCAGCCGTGATGTCTTGGTCCGCCAGCTCAAGCTCGACGCGCAGCTCTATGTGATAGCTGGCAGAGTCACCATCATCTGGAGCGTCAAGAACCTGATGATGCGAGAGACCAAAACCGATCTGTAACCGAGCGTCCTCATCCCACTGATCGCGTTCATCCCCATAACGTCGCTCGATCGAGCGTTTGAACCAACGAAGTCCGGCACCCGCGGCACTCTCGATCAGAGCCATTTCATCCCATCGCCCGCGTCGCCAACGGTGGCCACGGCCGCAGATCGTAGTCGCTTTCTGCGATCTCGTCGTGGTCCCAAGTAACGACGTCGGCGTTTCGCGAGATCATGCGGCACTTCTCGGAGTGCCAGCTTGAGACATCCACGCGAAAGATGGCGTTCACGGCCTTGGCGTATCGACGCACGGTCGCCATCGTGGGATTGGTCGATCCACTCTCGAACCGAGAGACCTGCGACACGTCCACCTTCATCATCTCCGCCACCTCTGCAAGCGACAGTTCGCGATCGATGCGGCATTGGCGCAGATCAAATATCAACTTCAACTGCTCGTTGGCCAGCTCCGCCCCGAGGTGGTCGATCGATGTTGGGTGCTCAACTCCTGGAAACATGCTCATGCGGTGTGTGCCCTTTCGATGCATACGAAGGCACCGCGCTCTGCGCGGGCTCTCACTCCCTCATTGCGCTATAACGCAAAAGCTATCACGCTGCGTTCCAACGTCGCCAGGTAGTCCGCATGTTCAGACACCGATCAATCCCCGAGTGCATCGCGTCCTTAATCTCGACTGTCTGTTGGTTCGGGTCGTACGTCGCGTCATTCGCTGGTTTCGCGCCAAGCCCACTGCCAACGATCTCAATGGTCGCACCCTCAGGCGTTGCACGGCGTTCGATAAAGTACAGCCGGTACAGCGTTAGCTGATCACTGGACTCGGCGTAGAGTTCGCCCGCCCATGGCATCGGTCGTTCAGGCGTGAAGTTGTGATCCGGCAGATCCATCACCCTTTCACCTACCGGCACCCTGTGGGACGGATGACTCACTCCTTCGAGGCTGTTGTTCTGGGTGGGTGCGATTCCCTGCAGGCGCGCGCGGTTCGTGAGCGCGATCAGTAGGTCGTAAGCCTCAGAGTCCACAGCGTGAAGCGCACCGAGCTGCTCTTCAGCCTCAAAGGTGTATGACCAGCTACAGCCCGGTCGATGAATCCGCGATGCTAGTGCTGCGTCGATAGGATCGATTATGCATCCTCCCGCCCGTTGCAATCGCCAATCCGACCCCTTGCTACGGCGATGACCAGGCCAGTCAGTGCTCCGATTGCGGCGGCGACCAGACCGTAGAGGACTTCGTTGGCAAGGACACCTACGGCGACGCCTAGTGCGTAGGCGACACCTCCGTCAGCGCCTCGGTGGGCGAACTCCTCGTTGCTGAGCTGCGCGAGCGCAACAAGAATGACCAGGGTGGTCCCAACACACCCGCCTGTCAGCGCACCTACTTTAACTGCGCGCCCGCGCAGGGATGAGTTCTCAAACATGCCCGGCCCTTCTTGTCGGCTCGCGACTACTCGGCGTGCGGCTCAAGAATTCTCCCTGGGGTCGCCGCACTTGTCGTGGTTGATCGCAAGATTCATCTGGTCGAGGGACGGCCGAGCGCTGCGGGGTAGGGTGCCACGACTCCGCTTGAGTCACCGCGGCCCCCTCGGCGCCGCGTGTTCGGTCCATCGCACTCCGTCCCAGTAGCGCTGTAGTGCGGGGTTGACGGGGTCGGGGTACCAGCCGGCGGGACCACGTAGGGCGGCGATCTCGGCTCTCCTCGGGGTTGATCTGCGACTTCACTGACTCTTTCATCGCAGCCGGTTGCCAGGCGCAGCCCTCCGAGTTCTTCGCGGCCAGCGGCCCCGACGTCACGCTGGCAACCCTTTCGGCGGGGCAGACTTAGGAGGCACCATCGCCGCGGACAATGTCAGCAAAACGAGTCCAATTCCGGCGACAATCATTGGTCGGATGTTCGAGGTGTCAAGGATGACGAGTGCGGCGACGATACCGAACAGGAGGAAACCGATTGAGGCGAGTCCCACGTGCCACGCACGCCGCCGATACAGATTCCGACCGTGAAGGCAGACCAGCATTACGCAGCAGCATACGATTCCGTATGACACGAGCCAACTACAGATGCCGATGACGAACCACGCTGCTGTCTCGGCTGAACCTCTGAGAAGCGAAGAAGCGTAGGCCACCGGAATTACGAGTGCTGTTGTCACGACGATGAAGTGTGCGACTTGTCTACCGATCTTCTCGTTGCCACTCAACTGCGTGGCGGGCGCGATGAATCGAGTGGCCACCCACACCACCAGGTAGGCGGATAGGGCCTGTGGCAGGTAGACCAGATAGTCGCCGAAAATCGTTCGGGTCAAAACAAACTGGATCAGTCCAAGCCCTGATCCGCCGAAGGCCAATGCGGTGGCGCCAGCTGCGACCGCCGACAGGGTCGCTAGTGGACGCTCGCGGCGCCTGTTAGCGACCACCGCTCCAACTGCTATCAGTACGAACGTCGCTGTGAGTTGCAAGTTCACCTCTTACTCGAACCCTCCCGTGTCCGTGCCATCATTGAAGTCTTGCGATTCCTCGCCAAGTCCCGCGTCTCGGTCACGGAGCTGCTCACCCCTTGTTCGTCTGGGGCCGCGGCGATTGGCGTACGCGAGTGCTCGTTGCTCGATTGGCAGGTTCGCCGCGATGAGATCAAACTGGCCAGTCTCAATCCGTAGAACCAGTTCCCGCAAGTCGGCAATCAGGTCCGCGATGACGCCTTCCGCGCCAGCTACATCGCGAGTCTCGACAAGCTCAAGGACCGCCGCCCGTTTCGCAACAGCGATGGACGCGGACGCCAATGACTCGTTCCCATCGACGAGCCGACGCACGGCGTGGGTGTCAACGGACTGGGTGGAACCGCGAGCGACGATTTCGCCGAGCACGTCGTCCCGAGCGCTAGTTAGCATGCCTACTGCTTGGGCGAGTAGATTCCGGAAATGCTCTGCATGGAGCCGAGCATCGTCAGCTGCTTTGCCTTCTGGGTCGGTCCCACCATCGCGGCCGGCGAGGTCGTAGTCGTCAGTGTGTTCACCGTAGCCAGTAGACACACGAGACGCGTTCTTCTGGTCTTCACGCGCTTCGCCCGATGCTCCCGATTTCTGCGTAGCTTCCAGTTCATGGCGATGTCCTCGCGTCGCGACGATGCTGCGGATCAGCTCGTCTACTGCGCGGCGCTGCCGTTCGTCGAGGAGTGCTGCTTCGTCGGGCGCGACATATGGCCCGAGCGGGGCGGAGACATCCCATGCGGCCTCTTGTAGCTGCTTTTCGGTGAACGGCACCACCTTCGCGAGCTTGCTGAGCGTCTTCGCGGTCGGTCGCCCGTGACCACCTGACCAGTAGGCGGCGATGGTGCCGTACCGGAGGTCCACGCCCGCCTTCTCCGCTTTGTCCGCGGCCTGGCGAGCGGTAACGGACCCGCTGTTCAGGAGATCGCTCAACTTGCTCACGGTTTCAGACGCTCCCATGCTTGCCGCTTGTTCGAATAGCCGGAGTGTAACTCCAAAAGTTACAAATCACTCGGATGTGATTTCTTAACCTGCATGTCAGGTGCAGTTACAGGGGTTGCGCAATGTAACTAGAAGCAGTTACATTGGTCTTGGTGCTTGACCAAGCAACAAGAAGGGAGTTACAGTGATCGCACACCGCAGACCAGTCGACACAGGGAGGCTCTGGGTGCGACTTATCAGCAAGCAAGCGTTCCGGGACTACATGAAGCACCGCGGCATGACCAATGAAGAACTGGCCCGGGAGGCGAAGTGTTCGCCGTCGTCGATTGCCTTTCTTCGTTCGCGCGGCAAGAGTGCTAGGAACACTGTTGGTCCCGACACGGCCCGCCGCATAGAGGAGGCTCTCAACGCCCCTCCTGGATCGCTCTTTTCGGCGCAAGTGCTTGTCGCTTCGCCCAGCGTCAACCGTGGAGCTGCGTGATGGCGGACAAGAGTGACGGCGTTCGAAACCACTTCGTCTACCGCTATTTCGATGCAGCCGGCGACCTGTTGTACGTCGGTTGCAGCCATCGCCCCGCAATTCGGTGGGCAGAACACAAGACCACGCGTCCGGGCGTGTGTGCCGCCGTGACCAAGGTGAAGATCTCCGGTCCGTACTGCTACACGAAGGCTCGGGAGATCGAGCGCGCGGCGATCCGTACGGAGCATCCTCTGTGCGGATGGACCCCCGACAAGCAGCGCGAAAAGGTACTGCGCAGCAAGTGGATTGACGAGCGAATCTCAACACTCCGTGCTGACGGCGTGCCGTATTTCTACGCAGTCAAGGTCGCGGTCGCCGAGGCCGAGGATGTCTGGCCTGACCCGATGCGCAGTCCGTACGACCCGCCGACTGCCCTATCTCAAATCCCAGCCTGAAACGGAAACGGCCACCTCGGCGCGCGAACGCCGGGTGGCCCTGAACGAGAAGGAGAAGTTCTCGATGGACCTCACACTACCCAACGCGAGAGAAGAGCGCGATCAGCTCTCTGCTCGCACCGACGTCCTCGACAAGGTGGGCGTGCTCTCGACCCTGCCGGACGATATGCACGCCAACGCCGATCAGGTAGCTACGTTCTACGGAACCACCCGCGAAGTAGTCCGCCAGGTCGTTCTCCGCAACAAGGACGAGTTCGATGCTGACGGGTATCGGGTACTCACTCGTGCAGAAGTCAGTGACGAGTTGTCACTGACTCCCGACGAGCTGGGAATGCCTCGGACCGCGCCGTCGATGTCACTCTTCCCTCGCCGTGCAGTCCTTCGTGTCGGGATGCTGCTCCGCGATTCGCGGGTTGCTCGCCAGGTCCGCGACTACCTGCTCACCGTCGAGGAGGTCGCCCGCGAGTCTGAAGACCAGATCATCGAGCAAGCTCTGTTCATCCTCCGCGATCGCAATGAGGCTCTCGTGGCTGAGGTTCGGGAGCTGAAGGAGGAGCGCGAGCGCGATCGGCCAGCGATCGACTACGTCAACACTCACGTCGTCGTCGATGACGACGTGATGCTGATCGAGGACTGGGGCCGCGCGTACGGGCTGACGAAGCCGCAGGCGTTCGCGCTCCTGCGGGACGAGAAGGCCTTGATCTACCCGAAGACGTTCGAGCGATGGTCTCGGACGAAGCAGCGCAAGGTTACTGAGACCGAGTATCGCCCCCGGGCGGGCAAGCCGTCTTTCACATGGTTCGACGTGAAGGAACAACGCGATGCGCCGCGGCGCAACAACGGTCAAGCGCGAAAGACATGCTACGTCAGGGCAGTTCACGCAGTCGACCTGGCTCGACTGGTCGGACTCCTGCCGAACATCGAGGTCGCATCGTGAGCGCCCCCATCTTCGACGGCCACCGGTCCGACCCTCATGATCAGCGACACGTCCAGCACGAGACCGCAGTGACGATGCGAGTTGATGAGAGCGACGAGTGGATCGTGGTCCCGATTCGCGCGGTGTTTACCGATGATGGACTGTCTGGCTGGTCATTTGAGATCGGTCCCTACTCCATCGGCGGTTCAGATGCCACCGAACTCGCCAATGCCCTGGCGCACTATGGGCGACTGTCTCATGACTTCCGTCCCATCGGCGGTGCGTGATGACCATCGAAGACTTCACTGATCACGGCGCCGGTGCGGGCTGCACCTGCGTCGAGCGCGGACCAGCCGCCACTGGTGATCGCGCGGCCCTCGACGCCGGTGATGGCGTCGAGGGCACCAAACCTCCGGAGGGGCAATGCTGACCCGGGCCGATCTCGACGCCCTCGGGGTCACCACCGACGTGGCTACGGCCGCAAAGGCTTTGGGCATCTCAGCCAGTGCCGCGTACAAGGCCATCAACGACGGACACTTCCCCGTCCGGGTCATCCCTATCGGGGGCCGATACACCATTCCCACCGCCGACCTTCGCCGCGAGGTCCTGGGGGAGATCACGCCGCCGGCTGATGTCACAGACCGCCTCGACCGCATCCTGTCCACCCTCGACGCCATCGTGCAGATCCTCAAAGTCCAGTCCATCAACAGCATTGCCGCATAGGAGATTCCATGTTCACCACGTTCGAACTGTCCCTCATCGTGATCGGCGGGATCGGCTGCACCGTCGCCATTCTCGCGGATGAAATGCGGGCTCTGGTTGCCAGACGCAGCGTTCCGTACCTCACCGTCCACAAGGGCGACATCATCGACTCCACCCCGGTGGGTGTTCTCGGACGTCGGGGGGAGCGGTGACCCGCCACGGATTACGCCTCGGGGCAACACTCACCGACGACGACGTCCGCGACGCAGCATCCGAGCGGGCCGATCGCTGCTGGGATCTGATGGCCGGCGCCACAACGGTCTTCGTTGACGGCCTCCACATGTACGGCGCTAACGCTGTAGGGCTACTGGAACGGGCCGCTGCTGATCATCGCGAGGCCGTCATGGCGCGTGGGGAGCTCATCGCGGAGGTGGCCCAATGACCGACATCCTTCACGCAGTGCCAGACCTCGCCGAGCCGACCAATCTCACCGAGCAGCGCAACGCCGACGAGGCGCGAGGTAGGGCGCTGCGGAATCTCGAAGATGCCTGCGACAAGGCCGGTCTCGACTTCACTGTGAGTCGATTCGCCAGCACCTTCTCTTACGAGACCCGCGAGCCGTTCTGGGTGATCGTGAAGAAGTGGATGAAGACGGAGCCGATGATCACCGTCCACGAGTCCACCCTCGTTGAGGCCCTGGACCTCGCTCGCGATCGCCTGAACCGCGAGGAGTGGGACCAGTGAGCGACAGAACCATGCGGAGCCTGCTCGAGGTTCACCGCGAAGAGATCGGCTTGCGCGATCGCGACATCGAAACCCTAGAGAGGGTGAAGGAGTCCTTCGAGCAGAGTCTCGCGGTGTCGAAGAAAGAATGCGCCGAAGTGCGTAGGCAACTCGTTCAGGCCAATCAGCGCGCGGACGAGCGGCGGGACAAGATCGCCAAGCTCGAAGGCGTCGTCGAGTCGCTCAAGATCGAGTTGCAGAACGAGCGCGCCGCCCATACATCCACGAAGAAGCGGACCGCACGAAAGGTGGCTTCGTCATGAGCATCGACCTCGCACAGATCCCCGACGAGTCGGTCCGCCACGAGTGGGCACACTTCCGCGGATTTGGTTGGGACGACGAGAGAATCGCCACTCGTCTCGGGTACTCCGAGGACACCCCGAAGCAGTGGGCGCTCCGGGCGCCGAAGGTGACCCGAGGGACGCGGCAGCATCGCGAGGCGCGCAGAGGCGAGATCCGGAGACTCACTTCCGAGGGGTGGACGGCAGCCGAGATCGCCTCAGCCCTGGGGTGCTCCATCGACACCGTGCACAAGGACCGTCGGCGCATGGGTCTGCTGCTCATCGGTGACCAGTCCGCCGAGTGTCCTGTGTGCCTCCAAAAGGTCCAGTCCACAGCGGTATACGCCCACCACCGCGATGTCACTGGCCACGACTGCCCGATGTCGGGGCAGGCATTGGAGCAGGTCGCCTCATGACCGAACTCGACGGCCTCGAGTGCGTCGACTGCGGTCGCCAGATGTCCGGTCTACCGATCCGGATCGCAGACGGTCTGTGCCGAGACTGTCGCAAACACAACGACTCCGATACGGACGTCGAGAAGGAGTAGAAGTGCAGGACCCGAAAGACGAAGCCGAACAGGACTTCGCCGCCGTGCTGATGCAGCACTCCGGAGGCAGAGCCCACACCGAGGTGTCGAAGAAGCTCGCCGAACTGATCGCCGCGGTCCGCGAGACGGGCAAGAAGGGATCGGTTTCGGTGACGCTCACCGTCTCCCGCGACAAGGAGATGAGCCGCGTGGTCAAGATCGACGACTCGATCAAGGCCAACATCCCGAAGGAAACCCGACGCTCGCTGTGGTTCCCGGACGACAACAACCGACTGCACCGCAACGATCCCACCCAAGATTCCCTCTTCGACGAGCCCGCGAAGAAAGTCCAAACCCCCGAAGGGAACTGACAACTGATGAGCGAACTCAAGATGTCCCCGTCTCTGATCGCATCGAATGACGGCGACATAGACGGTGCGCAGAAGCTCGGAATCATCGCGACCGACGACATTCCAGGCATCGACCCCGGAGTGTTCGTGCTCGCCGCAACCACTCGCGAGCATGGCCTCCAGGTGGAGACCGTCGACCTCAGGGAGTTCATCCCCGGCGTCACCGCGTCGGCAGATTCGGGCACTCGCCTGGTGGCCGACGTCCCGTCGTTCCTCGCCGAGCTGGATCGTAATCCACTCTCCGCGACTGGCAACGTGGGTTCCGGATCGTTGTGGGGCGACGAGACCAAGGGCCGCGTCGAGGCCATCTACAACGACCACGTCGAGGACGAGGCAGGGCTCCGCGACAGCCGACTCCGCCTCGAGCTCCGCCCGGATGAGGACTGGGTGGCGTGGCATCGGCTGTCCGGAAAGTACATGCCGCAGGAGGAATTCGGCGACACGGTCGAGGAGCTGCTGCACACGGTCACCGACCCAGCTCAGGCTGAGCTACTGGAGGTCATCGACTCCATCCGCGCAAGTACGAAGGGGTCGTTCGAATCCAGCATCTCCCGCGCCGACGGCGGCCAGTCCGTCGCGTTCAAGGAGGACGTCACCACCACCGCCGGCCGATCTGGTCGGCTTGAGGTGCCGCAGATCGTCACGCTGGCATTGCGCCCGTGGGAGGGGCTCGACCGCTACGAGGTGAAGGCGTGGTTCCGTCTGCGTGTGCAGAACGGACAGCTACTCCTGGCGATCAAGCTCAAGCCGACCCGCAACGTCCTGCGCGGCGCGTGGTCCGATGTCGTGTCGCAGATCGAGAGCCACCTCGATGGCAAACCCGTTCTCGCAACGCGCTTCTGAGGCGCACGCCCATCGAGCCTATGAGGAAGGGCTCGATGGGCGTCTTCCCCGCGTTGAGTACACCGACGACGACATCCTCGACTGGATCGCCGGTGACCACGATCGGTACACACGCGACCGCGAATGAGCTACGCGCAACGCGCCCGCGGTGGCATGTCCGAGCAAGACCAGTGGGATGCCGACGGCATCCCGCAGTGCGACTACTGCGGCGAGTACGGCCACCCCAACCACAGATGCCCTCACTACAGCTACGCGGATCAACTCGACTACGAGCTCCGCAAACTACAACACAGGAGATCCGTTGAGCACGAAAGACCTTGCCTTCCTGGCACTGCGAAGAAGAGCACTGATCGACGCCGCTGACACCGTGGTCAAGGAGGACCGCAAGGCCCTCGCCGAAGCCATCGCCGTCGGGGAGCGCATCGGCGACCCCGAAGTGGGATACGCCTCCATGACCAACCCTGCCGACGTCGTGGTCGTGGTGGACCAGGAAGAGCTCGACCACTTCCTCACCCTCGAAGGCAAGGCTGTTACCCACACCCGTGTCACCAATGAGGCTGAGGCGATCAAGGTGTTGCGAGAGCACGCGCCACACCTGCTGGCCGACGACACCGGCATTCCCGAGTATGAGCACACCGCAGCGAAGGGGAGAGCGAAGTCCGGCGAGAACATTCCCGGTATCGCAGTGCGGAAGGGCAACTCGTCTCTGCGGCTCACGCCATCCAAGGCGGTCAAGGAGTGGGCGCAGAACGTCGTCACCAACGGTCTCGCAGGGGAGTTGGGGGCTGGAGAATGACCAAGTTCAGCCTCGATATAGAGACCGCGATGGCGGCTCTCCATGGTGATCCGACGCGCATCGACATGGACCTCGACCCCATAGCCGAACGCATCTCCGGAGTCGCGGCCCACGGCAATACGCCATTCGACATGCCCTACATCTCAGAGATCGTCCCCGGGCTGTGGCAGGGAGGGTGCCGAAACGGAATGCGGCTGCCCTCCGACATCAAGCATTTGGTGTCGCTGTATCCGTGGGAGCGGTACACCCATGAACACGACCTGGACAGTGCGATCGCGGTTCGCATGTACGACAGCACCTCTCAAGCATTCGATCAGGTGGACGTGTTGGCTGCCTGGGTGAACGTGTGCCGTGCCTCGGCGCCCACGCTCGTGCATTGCCAGGCGGGGCTCAACCGATCATCCCTCGTTGTGGCCCGCGCTCTCATGCTCGACGGGATGGGCGCATCGGACGCGATTCACCTGATCCGTGAGAAGCGTTCTCCCGCATGCCTGTGCAATGAGTCCTTTGAGGCGTGGCTGACGGGGATCGAGGCGTGAACCCCGGGGACCGCGTCCGCGGAAAGGATGGGCGCACCTACGTGATCCTCAAGGTCACCGAGATGCATTACGGCCTGGTCGATCCCACCCGCCCTCCGATGATCGACGCGAAGAACGGCCAACAGGTCGCCCACATCGCAGTGCGCCACGAAGAGGTCGAGCCGTTGCCAGTGCAGGGAGTGGCGCAATGATCCACTCACTCACCCTCTGGGTACTGCTGTCGATCGTGCTGCCACTGGCGTCGCTGTCGTTCCTCGTTGCAGCGACCAATGCTCCTCAGCGCGCTGGTGGACGCATCACGGTGTTCTCGCTCGTAGCCCTGGTGTGTGCCGTCGGGACCTGCGTCGCAATCGGTATGGCGGTGGCGTCATGACAGCCCTCAAGACCAGACCGCCGACCGGCGCTGTGCCGTGGCCACTCATCCTCGTTGAAGGCCCAGAGAAATCGGGCAAAAGTTGGTGCGCCGCAGAGCTATCCGCATCCGACAAGGTCGGCCGCACCCTGTGGATCGACGTCGCCGAAGGCGCGGCGGATGAGTACGGAGCGATCCCAGGAGCCCGGTATGAGGTTATCGACCACGACGGGACGTGGCTCGACATCCTCGGCCAGGTGAAAGCGGCACGAGACGAGGCCAAGAGGGCACTGGACGCCGGCGAGAAGCCAGTAGTTCTGGTCATCGACTCCATGACCGCCGAGTGGGACATGCTCAAAGAGTGGGTGGACGGGAAAGCCCGAAACCGGAAGTCCAACCGCGCCAAGCTGGAACGCGACCCCGAGGCAGAGATCGTAATCGGCCCCGACCTGTGGAACCTCGCCACCGCTCGACACCGAGACCTGATGCGAATCCTGATGAGATTCCCGGGCATCGTCGTGATGACCGCCCGTGGTGCCGAACAGGTCGCGATGGAGAACGGCCAGCCGACGAAGGATCGGACATGGAAGGTCGACGGCCAGAAGACTCTCGCGTTCGACGCCTCCGCATGGGTGCGCCTCCAGCGAGGGTCTCAGCCGCAGGTGATCGGAGCGAGATCGGTGCACGCCGGAATCCGTCCAGGGGAGGACAAGGCGCGCACCATCCCTGGGTTGACGTTGGAGCGCTTGGTGTTCGACATCCTCAAGTGCGATCCGAAGACGGCTAAGGTCCGTGATTTCGCGTCGGTCCAGGACCGAGTCGCCGACATCCTCGAGGCCATCGCCCAAGCCGAGAACCGGGATGAGCTGACCGCGTTGTGGCGGGAGGCGAAAGACGCCGACGTGCTGGGACTGGGTATGGAGGGCGGTCCCACCATTGACGAGGCTCTGATGTCGCGAGCGTCTGCCATCGAAGCTGCCGCGACGCAGTCCGACTCCGAGGCGGTGCCGAACCATGGCTGATGCCGAGCCCTACACCCCCGTCTCGATCGAGGCCGCGATCAATCACTGCGCCAACAGGATCGCCAACAGTGTCTCGGTGGTCAACGATCGTTACAAGGCGTTCCTCACCGCGGACCGGGACTTCGACCACGCGTTCTCGCAGGCGTTCCTCGATCACGACGGCCCCCAGACCGAGAAGAAGCACGCAGCGGTCGTCGCCACGATCAGCCTGCGTGAGGCCCGCGACGTCGCGGATGCCGCGTACCGCTACGCCGACCGGAAGGCCAAGGCTCTCGAGGATGAGCTGCGTGCACTGCAGTCGGTGAACAAGTCGATGCGATCGGCGTACTCGGCGGCGGGGGTGGGGGAGCGATGAGCTGGCGCGACCACGCGGAGTGCCGGGGAGCCGACAGGGAACTCTTCTACCCCAACCCTGGGGAGAAGGGCAAAGCCGATCAGGCGCGGGCGATCTGCCGATCCTGCAAGGTCCGACAGGAGTGCCTGGAGTGGGCGTACTCGGTCAATGACCAGTACGGGATCCTCGGTGGTTTCACGGCCGGCCAGCGCAACCACCTGAGGCAGGCGTCATGAGCGAGAAGACGACCCGCCGCATCGTGAACCTCCGCTCCGGCGGCGAGGAGTCTGTTGGCCAGTGCGAGCGTTGCGGCCGGTGGGGCACCACGATCCATCACCGCAAGAACAGGTCCCAGGGTGGCGAGTGGTCACCGGTGAACTGCGTGGCGTTGTGCGGTGACGGCGTCCGAGGTTGCCATGGGTGGGCAACAGTGAACCCGAACGCCGCCCACGACGAGGGTTTTCACGTTCGCCCATGGGAAGACCCAGCGAGCGTCCCGGTCAAGTTATTCCTCTATGGCCGTGCCTATTTGGGCGATGACGGCTGTGTTGCTTCGAAGGAGTTGGGATGAAAGACGATCCAGCAGCACTTATCCGGGAGTGCACATCACAGATCAGGGCCGTGGTCGATGACCTCCTGACCGATCTCGCGGAGACGGAGAACGCGCGCCAGAGTGCCCAGGCGAAGGTGTTCGCTCCGCAGCTACCGGAGCCTGACCCCACCAAACCGGCGAATTGGCGGTTCGCGGCCGACGTGATCGCGGCGGCGGATGGGTTTTCGCGATTCCGGGCGGACGACACGTTGGTGGTGGTTCACCTACGTCGCGAAGCCGACCGTCTCGAAGCCGCCCAGCAGCAGGCCGACGCGGATGAGGAGCTGATCGAGAAGGCGGCGCGGGTGCTATACGAGCGCACAGATTGGTCAGGATGTGCAGGGTCGGCCTGGGATGCACTCGACAGCGCGTATCAGAAGCCGTGGATCGACATGGCCCGTGCCCTCCATGCCGCCAACCTCCTACGGGACGGTGAGAAGTGATCCTCCAGTCAGCTATCGAGCAGCACCGCCGTGAGCAGAACCCCGAAGGATATTGGGACGACGACCTGGGCAGCATCGACGACTATGCGCCGTTTGCCATGGCCCGCATTGTCGGCGGCATAGTAGCAAGCGAGCTTGGCGAGCTCGTCTCGTGGAGCAGCTTCGACAACTGCCGTGAGCATGGGCTCACGGTATCGACTCCGGGCGGGTGGACATTCTGCTGGTACGAGCACCGCAACTCGGACGTGGTTCACATTGAGGGTTGCCCTACCAGCGAAGTGCGCGAGTGGGGGCCGTATGGCGGTGATGACAAGTGGGACACCCTGGCCGAATTCTGGCCCGAGACCTATGAAGCCGTGGCGAAGTGTCTCGTCGAGATGATTCGCCACACCATCGAGTCTTCAACTCGGCGTGCTGATTTGAAGGCGATCGGCCTGCGTCACGGGAATGTCGAACTGGAGCGTCGACGACACTGGGCGTCATTTGCGCGGGACGGCGGTGACCACGCATGAGTTCGATGTTCGCAGACGCGTTCGCCGCAATGGGCGACGGGAAGCATCAGCCCTCTCGGAGGAATGGTTGGCTTGGCGGTGAGAGCCAGGATAAGGGCAGTAGGCAGCGCGAGACTCGCTGGCTCACTCCGAGCCCGATTGTCGATGCCCTGGGTGCCTTCGACCTGGATCCATGCGGGGCGCCTGGGCACACTTTGGCCCGTCGCACCTTCCAGATCGACGACGGGCAAGATGGCCTGGAGTTGCCGTGGGTGGGTCGGGTATTCCTGAATCCGCCATACGGCAAGCTCACCCTGCCATTCATGCGAAAGATGGCCGATCACGGGAACGGGACGGCACTCATCTTTGCGCGCACCGAAACGGCAATGTTTTTCGAGACTGTTTGGGACAGGGCGACCGCGATCCTCTTCCTCAAGGGCAGGGTGACGTTTCTTGACGCCCAGGGCGCGCCAGCGAAAGCCAACTCGGGTGCCCCTTCATGCCTGGTCGCATATGGGGCTGCTGATGCCACGGCACTGTATGAGTGCGGGCTAGATGGGATGTTCATTCGCCTGCGGGACGGCGGTGAGAAGTGATGGCTCTCAATCCGAAGATCACCTGGCTTCTTGGGAAGCCCATTAACCCGTGTGGATGCCATGTGTGCGAGAACGAGTGGCTTCGCATCATGGATGAACTCGATCCTGATGGATGGATGAGTCGCCTGTCGCGGGGAATGATTTTGTGCCCCGAGTGTGGTTGCAAGCGCTGTCCACGTGCGACCTATCACGAGCATTCGTGTACGCGCAGCAATGATTCGGGCCAGCAGGGATCGATATACGGCGGATTTGACGCTGGCGAGGGCGAGCCCGTGGACGGCGGTGAGAAGTGATGGGGAACCTTAGCATTCGCAGTGGCTCACCACTGGACATTGAGGTCGACAGTTTCGACGAGGTGGTCATCGACGAGATGTACTGGCTCACCTTAGATGAGGCCGAGGCGCTGGCTGAAGGGATTCTGTGTGCGGTAACGCTTATCCGCGAGCGTCGGCACAGCAAGCCCGTGGACGGCGGTGAATCCCGATGAGCATGATGCACATTGCCTACGAGATTGACCGGCTGGCCGCACAGGCCAAGCGTGGCACCGAGCACGAAGACCATGACGGCTCGACATTCCCTCACGACCATTTCGGCCTGTATTGCGGGTGCGGGGCAGCGCTGGTGGATGCGTCCATGTTGCCGAGCGAGGAAGAGGACGGTGAATCCCGATGACCTGGCATCCCATCACCTGCGCCGAGCGTGAAGCACTCATCGACCAGGTGGGCCGTTCCTACAACGGGCCAGCAGCGCCGTACGTCCCAATCAGTGGCCGGAGTGATCTCGGCGGCGAATACGGCGATCCCTGCATCCTCACCATCTGGGGACATAGGGAGACGAAAGCGCCTCTGCTCAAGGACATTCGATACCCGGCACCCGATTTCGATGGGCATGATTCGCGCCCGTGTGAACACTACCGATGGGAGGAGGAATCCCGTTGAGCGACAGTGAAGCCCTAGCGGTCGAACAGTTCCCGGTCGAATACCGGGAGACCATGATCATCGCCTACCCGGTCATCGCGCAAATGAGCCGCAATGAGTTCTACTTCGCGAGCAGCCGTGCTCGTGACGAGGCGTTCGCTCGTGTGCTCGCCGCGAAGAACCTACGCCGCACACACGAGATGTTCCTGGAAGACCTGATGAAAGACGTGGAGAGGCGGACAAGGGATGAGTGACAACGTGATTGATACCGAACATCTCGAACGTCAGCGAGAGTTCTCGCTCCGCACATTCGGGCCGGGTCAGCGGCTAGCGGGGGTTCTCGACCACATTCGTAAGGAACTCAAGGAGATTGAGGACAGCCCGGACGACATCACCGAATGGGCCGACCTGATCATTCTGGCGTTCGACGGCGCTATGCGATCTGGCCACGAACCCCAAGACATCATCGACGCGATCAAAACCAAGCAGACGAAGAACGAGCAGCGGGAGTGGCCAGACTGGCGGACTCAAGACCCGAACAAGGCCATCGAGCACGTGCGAGAGGCGGACAGGGGATGAGCGACCCAGCCGTGGAGGCGGCATGGAGGGCATTCGGTGCGCTGTGGCCAGACCAAGGCCACTTCGAGTTTGACTTTGATTCGAAAGACTATGCGCTGCTCACCGCCCGCGAGATGGCCGCACCGATCCGGGAGCTGCACAAGCCACGTGGCAGCGGCAGGTTTCAAGAATGCATTGAATGCCACACGCCGTGGCCCTGTGCCACAGCGCGTCTCGTCTACACCGAGGAGGAACTGTCGTGAGTGACGCAGAAGATCGGGCACAGGAATTGCTGTCCTACTACGACTCGTGCCGCGGACGCGGCACGACCATCGCACTCACGGCGGACACCACTGACACCATCCGCGACCTCATAGCCGACCTCACCAAGGCCCGCAACGTGATCGAGCAGGTGCGGGAGGTAGTCGCCGAGATGTTGGAACAGCTCGTTTCTGGGCCGGAGCGTCGCGATGTCGAGCGAATCGCGAGCATCCTCGCCGACGCTGAGGGGAGTGGACAGTGAGCGAACTACGCGACCTTGACGACATCCTCGACGATCGACGTCACCTCGCCTACGTCAGCGACGGCACCAGTGGCAGTGAGAAGGTCGGGCGACTGCTCAATGACGTTGCGCCACTAGTGGATGAGGTTAGGCGTCTCCATAACGTGATCGAGCGGGTGCGGGAATACCTGGAGAACGACTGTGGACCATTCATCGCCGCAGATGGGTTCCAATCGTTTCGAGGGGCCGACCGTTCTCGCCTACTGGCCATCCTCGCCGACGCTGAGGGGAGTGGACAGCGCGCCAACGGGTTTGCGGTGGTGGAGCTGCCGAAGCCGACGGACACATATAACCACCTGACCGAAACATCAATGATGGGCTGGGAGATCCCATCGTGGGAACACTTCGTCGAAACCATCGGCAACGAAGTGCAACTGTCGTACAACGGAGAGCCCGAGGAACCGTTCAGCTCCGAGGTTGCCCGAGCGTTCGCCGCTGCCCTCTTGGCCGCTGCCGACGCTGCTGATCGTGCCGGGGACGACGGGGAGGGGCGATGAGAACCGGCTCCCTCTTCTCCGGCTATGCCGGTCTCGACATGGCCGTCAACGCGCACTTCGGCAGCGAGACAGCCTGGTTCGTCGAGAAGGACGCCGCGCCCGCCCGCATCCTCGCCCACCACTGGCCCGACGTACCCAACCACGGCGACATCACCGCGATCGACTGGGCGGCGGTCGAGCCCGTCGACATCCTCACGGGCGGCTTCCCCTGCCAGGACGTGAGCGCCGCCGGCAGACGGGCCGGTATTCGCGAGGGCACCCGGTCTGGTCTATGGTCCTACTTCGCCACAGCCATCAATCAGCTCAAGCCCCGAATGGTGGTGATCGAGAATGTCCGAGGACTCCTATCAACCGCAGCCCATCGCCCAGTGGAATCCGTTGCGGATGCTATGGGAGACGGAGCAGGGAGACCTGTTCTCCGAGCACTTGGAGCCGTACTCGGCGACCTTTGCGACATCGGGTATGACGCGCAATGGACGACTGTTGCCGCTGCCGACGTCGGCGCCTGCCACCGACGAGAACGGGTCTTCATTGTCGCCACTCCTCGCGACGCCCCGCGCGTCTCGGGGCGCGAGTTCGAAGGCACTTCTGCCGACGCCGAGCGTGGCGGATGGGATGGGCGGGCATCTGACGAGATCGGGGAGCCGGTCGGACGAGTTGCTATTACCGGGAGTAGGGAAGCTCCTGCCGACGCCGGTGACCGAACCCGAGACAGGGAACGGGAACGCACGGAACCTCGGCAAGGAGGTGAGGTTGCTACCGACGCCGAGCGCATCGAACCCGAACGACGGCGAGGATCTGGCCTCGTGGGAGGCGCGCCGGGATCGTCTGAAGGCGCAGGGCTGCAACGGGAATGGGATGGGGACGCCGCTCGGCGTCGCGGTGCGGAAGCTGTAGCACTGCCCCCGACTCCGCGGGCTATGGATGGCCACGGGTCGATGGTTGCCCCGGCCGCGCGTCAGCACGTCGCCGACGGCGCCGGGTCGCTCCCCGAGGTGCTGGGCGTGCATCTACTCCCGACACCCAAGCAGACCGACCACAAGCACAACGACACCGCCGGCGAACGGGATCGGCGGAGCCCGTCCCTGGGTGCAGTGAACGCACTCCTTCCCACCCCGAATGCCAGCGACAGCACGGGCGGTGGTCAGCACCCCGACAAGCGTGAAGGGCACTCGCGTCAACTGATCGACTACGCGTTGACGGTGGCGACCGACTGGGGCGACTACGAGCCCGCGATCCGCCGCGCCGAGAAGGCTTCCGGACGTCCCGCGCCAGCGCCAACCGAGTTGAGCCGCAACGGCAACCCTCGACTGTCGTCCCGGTTCGCCGAGTGGATGATGATGCTGCCTGAGGGGCATGTCACCGGAGTCGGGTTGTCGCGTAACGAGGAGTTGAAAGCCATTGGTAACGGAGTTGTTCCTGCGCAAGCCTTTGCGGCGCTGGGGATTCTGACGCCGATCGCCGAGAGCCTGGGGGTGGCCTGATGGGCCCCTACTACTCCGATGATCTCGTGACGCTGTATCACGGGGATTGTCTCGCGATCACCGAGTGGCTGAAAGCTGATGTCCTGGTGACCGATCCGCCGTACGGCACACAGTTCTCGGGAGCCAATCCGAAGGGCGGCTACGGGCGGCGACAGAATGCCGGGTTGGGGCCCGAGGGATTCACTATCGCCAACGACGGCACAACAGAGACCCGTGATGCTGCCCTCACAGCATGGGGTGATAGACCGGCAATGGTCTTCGGAAGCCCTCGGCTACCTGATCCACCGGGAGACTGGATTGACAGGCTCGTATGGGACAAGAAGCGACCCGGTATGAACGGTGGCCCTTGGCGCTATCGCCATGAATCCATCTACGTCACAGCGGGATTCGAACGACGAAACAACGAGAGTGTGTCGATACTCGCCGCTTGGCCCGACCAGAAGGACCATATTCACGCGAAACCGCTGGGCCTTATGAGCGCTCTCGTTGACTGCGTCCCAAGGGGCGCGGTGATCGCCGACCCATTCGCCGGTTCGGGGTCGACGCTCGTCGCAGCAGTCAATCAGGGCCGCAGGGCAATCGGTGTCGAGTTGGAAGAGAAGTACTGCGAGATCATCGCGCGGCGGCTGAGCAACCAGACGATGGCCTTTGACTTCGAGGCAGGTGCGTGATGGGTCCGTACACATGCCGCTGGTGCGGCCTCGTCTTCGTCGGCCGAGGCACCACCCCGGCTGAGACCGCCGTGCAGCGCTGGTCCGATCACACGTGGGAGCACTACACGGAATGGCGAGAAGGCTTAGACGCGAAGGCAGGTGCGTGATGGCCGACCACACCGACATCGAGTGGACGGACCGGACGTGGAATCCGGTAACGGGTTGCGCCAAGGTATCTCCCGGCTGTGATCACTGCTACGCCGAGGGCATCGCTGAGCGGTTCCGCGGCGGGCCGGCGTTCCCGAACGGCTTCGATGTCCAGCTTCGCCCGCATAAGCTGACCGAGCCGTTGCGGTGGCGGAAACCGTCAAAAGTGTTCGCGAACAGCATGTCTGACCTGTTTCACGATTCGGTTCCCGACGAGTACATCGCGCAGGTGTTCGCCGTCATGGTCATCGCCGAGCATCACACGTTCCAAGTCCTGACGAAGCGGCATGGTCGGATGCGATCACTACTTAGCCGCAATGACTTCTGGCGCAGTGTCTACTTGGCGGCTATCGACCTGGGCGCCGACGATCCTGCTGACGTCTCGACAATCGCACCGCCGAGCAACGTGTGGCTCGGCGTCTCCACCGAGAACCAGCAGTGGGCCGACATCCGGATTCCCGCGCTGCTCGACACCCCGGCGGCGGTGCGGTTCGTCAGCGCTGAGCCGTTGCTTGGGCCGATCGAGCTGGAGTTCGTGCACTACTTCGACACCGACTGCAACGGCTGCTCGGGGATCATCTCTCCCGCACACGAACCAGCCTGTGGCAATGAACCTGGCCGCCACTGGGGTATCGACTGGGTGATCGTCGGCGGCGAGTCTGGCCCGAAAGCCCGCCCGATGCACCCGGATTGGGCGCGATCACTGCGAGACCAGTGCGCGGAGGCCGGGGTGCCGTTTCACTTCAAGCAGTGGGGTGAGTGGGTTCCCGAGTCGGCGAACCTCCACGCCGCCAAAGCCGCTGCCGCATTCCTCGACCTCGACGGCACAGTGCGGCCACTCGTCAACGGATACCCAACCACCCCGCCAATGAGTCGCGGAGAAGCCATCACGATCCGCCGCGTCGGTAAGAAACGCGCTGGCCGGGTGCTCGACGGGCGGACGTGGGACCAGTTCCCGGGCGGTGAGGCGTGATGGGCTACCTACTCGGTCTTCTCACACTCCCCGCGATCGCGCTCGTTTGTGTGGCTCTGTGGGGCGCGTATCGGTGGCTGTGGCGTTGGTGGACAAGCCCAGTCGACCTTGACGAAGTGACCCGGGATCGCAGAGCGCACGTCACGGCGATCGTCGCATCCGAGCTGTGTGCCGCACGCCGCATGTGGCACATCAAGATCCCGGGCGGCGTCATGCTCGCGATCCGGTCCGGCGGTGTTGGTCACGACAAGGGCTACGGGTGGGTGCTACTCGACCGTCGGATGCAGGCATTCGAGAACGGAATCCGCGGCGCATTCGACGACCTCGACGAGCAGCCGGGCGGTGAGGCGTGATGGCCACCGACCTGAAATTCATGATGCGGGTACACAATCTGATCCAGGACATCCACCTCGACGACGACCTCGACGCCAACGCAAAACTGTTTTGCCTACTGGTCCTCGCGGACATCGCCCGCCGTCGCACACTCAGCCCGTCTGCACGACTGGCCGAGACGGTCGGGTGGATAAACCGCATCGATGAGCGTGCCGGGCAGCCCTACTTCAGTCGCATGGTGATCCGTCGGGACGTCCCACGCTATGAGCGCGAACAGGACACCGGAGTGTGTGTTGGCGAGATGATCCGGCGTGACGGCCCATGCGGCAAGAAGGTGTACAAGACCATCGTCGACGTCGACCCCGCGACTGGGCGAGAAGTGCTCATTGGGTACTGCACCCGCCACTGGAGCCTTGACCACGAGCAGCGAGCCAGGGAACAGCGCAGGCAATGGTACGAGAACGGCCGCCCTCGACCACCAGTCAACGCGGGAGGGGTTCTCCGGCGCCACCTCTCGACCGACTGGGATTACCTCTACGACTGGGCGGACCCGCACCGTGATCACGCCGAGGACGGCAAAGAACCCATACCGCCACGGCCAACACTGAGCCTCATTCAGGGCGGTGTCTGATGCCCCGCAACCCTGATGGTCTACCCGCTGCACGGTGGCAGACGGTCGAATACGACAACGGACACCGTAATCAACAGCGCTACCGGTCCGTGATACGCGGCAACCGGTACGAAACACGAGTCGACACCCGCCGCGACCCCACCTGTCTATGCCTCGCATGTCGGCGACGGTGCCTGGGGGAGACGACGAAGAAGGAGGAGGTGAACGAGAAGCAGTGAGAACGCATGGAAGGCTCCTCGTCTCGATTTGGCGCGACAAGGACTTCGTCTCCTGCAGCGTTGAGGCCCAGCGCTGCTACATGATGCTGCTCGCGCAGAAGGACGTGAACAACGCGGGCGTCCAGCCGCTCATGATCCGCAAGTGGGCGCGAGGTTGTGAAGCGACCTCCGAGGACGACATTGTGCGAGCGCTCAATGAGCTACAGGGCGCTCGATTTGTCTGCTACGACGTCGACTCCGAGGAGTTGTTGATCCGTTCGTTCATCCGTAACGACGGAATCGTGAAGCAGCCGAACGTGCTCAAGAATGCGCTCCGGGTGGCCGAGCAAACCGAGTCGCCGAGGCTCCGTCAGGCGCTCTCCGACGAACTGCAAACTCTTGGCCGCAAGGACGCCTCAGAGGTGGCTTCGCGAATGGCTGTGGAAGGCAGCGGAAACCCTTTCGAGAACCCTTCGGAAACCCTTCCTGAACCCTTGAACCCTTCGGGAACCCCTCGCGAACCACGCGGAGATGGGGATGGGGAGGGGGTAACTAACAACGTTGTCTCACCTTCAGATTCCAAGAGAGTTTCCGCGCAGAAGCGCGGCACCAGACTCCCAGAGGGGTGGATGCCCGATCAGTCGGTGATCGCACAGATGCGCCAAGAGCGGCCAGACGTCGACCTCCAGGCAGAACATCGCAAGTTCGCGGATCACTGGAAGGCGGCCACTGGGAAGAACGCGACCAAGCGGGACTGGGACGCAACCTGGCGGAACTGGATCAGGAATGCCCGCGGCAGTTCCCGTGTCGCGCCCATCTCGACCACCGACGCGCGTATCGCAGCCGCCCAGGCACTCAAGGATCGACCCGCCAACGTTCACCCCTTGCGAGGACTCGAAGCATGAACCGCAACCAGATCATCGACCTTTTGACCATCGCCTCGGCGTATGACCGCCGCACGATCGGGGAGGGCGACATCGCCGCCTGGTCGGAGGCGTCACGCCGCGCCGGGTGGCGTCTCGAGCTTGCGACGGACGCGATCCACGAGCACTATGCGCAGACCTCGAAGTGGCTGATGCCCGGTCACATTACCGAGCGGATCAAGCTCGCGGCCCGACAGCCTGCGCCGGTCGATGAGGCGATGCGACAGCTTGGCGCAGCCCCGCCGGCATCGGCCGAGCGCCGTGCCGAGGTGATGGCCGAGATCCGAAAGTTCGCCGATCGGAAGGCGATGCCATGACCAACAACATCCCTGCCGATCTCGCGCGCCTGGATGCGTCTCTCGGACCCGTGATGTGCGAGTGCGTATGCGCCGAGTGCCACGGCTCGCGGCCGGCCACCACGGTGGTGGTGATCCACGACTGCGGCAACACCCCGACGCGCAAGGCGATGCTCGCGTGTGAGTCCTGCGAACGGAACCTCGTCCGCGTGATGGCGCAGCAGATCCACGCTGCGGCACTCCGTGGGGAGATGTTCGCGTGCCGTGGTTGCGGGGTGCGCTTCCACTCAATCGCCGACTACGTGCTGGAGGTGAGCCCGCTGTGATCCCGATCCAGGCGGCTCTACGCAACGCTGTGGGCTTCGTGGCCACTCTCACGGGTAATGACCACCCCCACGACGCCAGCGAAGCTCTCAGCGGCTCTCAGGCCCCGATTCGACCCACTCCACTCCGAAACCCGTCAAACCCCAGCGATCACCTGCCTGCCGACACCGTGTGGTGGGAGAACCAGGCTGATCGCATCGCAGAAAGGCTCGCGAGATGAAAGCACCACTACAAGGCGACATCGTCGTCGTCGACGTCGAGACCACCGGACTCAACCCGGAGGCCGACCAGATTTGGGAGTTCGCGGCGATCCGTCGCCATGCCGATGGGTCGACGACTGAAACCCACATCTACCACCAGGCCCATTCGGACCTCGTGGCACAGATGCCCGAGCGATTCAAAGCCGACTACGACCAGCGATACGGGGTGGACGGCCACGCCTACTCGACCCCTGCCGCTGCCGCGATCATCCACGCGGCCTGCGATGGCCCCGGTGTTCATCTGGTCGGAGCCAATCCGCGCTTCGATCACGAGTTCCTGAGCCGGCTACTTGCTCGCAGTGGATTCGAGGCGCCCTGGGATTATCACGTCATCGACGTCGAATCCATGGCCCTAGGTTGGCTTTTGGCGAAAGGGCACCGGATCACGCTGCCGTTCAAGTCCGACAACCTGGCGGAGCGTTGTGGAGTGCGTGGAACGTTCGCGCGTCACACCGCATTAGGTGACTGCCGATGGGCGCTTGCGTGGCTGGAGCGGATTGAAGAACAGTCGGTGGTGATGGGGGCATGAACCACCCACCCTGCTCTGTAGACGACTGCGGTCGAGACGGCATCAAACGAGGCATGTGCGAAGTGCACTACATGCGCTGGTACCGGAAGGCTATGCGCGATGGGACATTCGTGAGAGTTCAACGCCGGTCAGACTCTATACCGCCCGAAGAGGGTGTCGAAGAGTTCGAGATGCTCATGCAACACACCACCGACATGCTGTTGGCCTGCCGACGGCTGGGGGTGCATCCACGCACCGTGATCCGATGGCATAAGCGTGCCGGAAAGCCCGTGCCACAGGGACTCTGGCAGGCGTACAACGTTGCATCGACTCGGGTTGCGTGATGACTGCGATGACTGACGAGTGTGATGCACTATGCGACGACATTGAGCGTGACCGCGACGCCCTGCGCCAGGCGTGGGATGACCACCACGACGCTGAGCAAGCTGAGGGTTTGTGGTGTGACCGCAATGATCTTCTGATTCGGATCGAGAAGTTGCGGGCCGAGGTGAAGCGGCTGACACCCCGCGAAATCACGACGGTGGTGGAGTTGGAGGCGTTGCCGAACGGGGGTGTGATCCGCTCCGACGAGGGCTGCATCTGGGAGAAAGACATCAGCGGATGGTATGAGCCGGGTTCTCGACATGAACACATCGCTTCCGACCTCGCACTCCCCGCCGCCGTGCTCTACCTACCTGAAGGTGGTGAGTGACGTTGAAGGCCAAGCACAATGGCCCCTGTGCCGACGACTGCGGCCGTTGGATTCACGAGGGTGACGAGATCGAACACCGAGACAACGGTTGGGCTCACACCACATGCCCAGACCTGGCAGAGATGACCGGCGAGGCATCCGATGCATGCCCCGACTGTCACCTTATCCACGCAGGGGAGTGCTGGTGACCACCTACCGGCTCGACCTTCCGTGGACGAAACCGCCACTGTCGATGAACGACCGCCGCAACCACTTCGCCCATGCTCGCATCGTCAAGCAGATCCGAAACACGGTGCACCTGTTAGCGATTGCCGCTCATCTGCCCCGCGATTGCGAGCACGTCACGGTACAATTGCACTACGCACCCAGAGATGAAAGACGCAGGGACACAGATAATTTGGTCGCCACGTTGAAGCCGATGTGCGATGCCCTGGCCAAGGGAACGACGGCGCATCCCGGATACGGTCTCGTCGAGGACGACACCCCGATGTGGATGTCGAAACCCGAACCGATCATCCATCCGAAGACAGGCACCGGAGTGGGGGAGATGTGGCTGGAGATCGAGGTGGAGATCGGGGTCGACGGATGACCGGATGGAAGCACGGCACCCCATCGGGCGCTCAGATGCACTACCGGATGGGCGAGAAGCCCTGCGAGGCTTGTCGAGCGGCGAAGAACGAGTACAACCGGAAAAAGAATCACCTGCGCCGCCTTGTCCACCGATGCATCTCAATCCCCGAAGGTGTGCTGGTGGAGTTGTACCTCAACGCCACTCCCGAAGCGCAGGAGCACCTGGAAGCCGTGATCGACCTGCCCACCTTGGATCGCATGGTCGCGGCACATGACGAGAAGGAGAGCGCGTGAACCCCGAAGACGCGGTGCTCGACGAAATCGACCGGCTGGTGGACGAATCCCTCGCCAAACCGTGGGATCGGATCAGCGGCTACGACAACGACATCAATCAGCCTCAGTGTCGGTGCGGGCTCGACTGGCATGGGCTGCCGAGAGGGTACTGTCCCGGGTCGGATACGGAAGGTCCTATCGACGATCCTTGGTCGCGAAGGCGTGCGAAGAGGTTGTCGAGCAACCTCGTCAATTCAGGGACAGTCTTTGTTGCTCAAGCCAGCCCCGACCCTGAGGGCCAAAGCTGGAGTCCTCTCGGGACGGTCACCGCTGGTCCTCGATTCACCTATGCGCCGGAGTTCTCGTTCTCCACACCTCAGTGGCCGCGTATCGGGCCGTCCTATGCCGAACTGTTCCATCGCGCCAGCGAGATCTTCCCCGAGATCTTCGCCGAACTGTCCGTGACGTTCCAGAACCTCACCGCCGCAGTGGAGACCAGTAGGGAGCGTCTTGGCGCCTGGCAAGAGCCATCCGAGGAGCCGCAGACACCCCAGCAGCGAGCACTCCCGCGCCCATCCACCACCCCGCCCATGTGGGCACCGCGCGCCGACGGACGGAGACGACACTGATGCAGTGCACGAAGTGCGGTGGACGAGCAACGGTGTACCTGTGCCGTGAGTGCATCCGAGAATTGGACTCCAACCTCGAGCAAATCCCGTGGATCGCTGACCGACTCACCGAGGCGTACGCGAAGCAGAACGCGCTCTCTACGCCACCGGGACCGCGGCACATCGTGGAAGCCGAGGACGATGAACAGTCCCCGATGCCGTATGACCGGGTGGCCGGCGACACCTACAACGAGTTGCGCACCGTGCTGATGCGCTGGTGCCGTGACCTCGCCGACCTGATCGGTGTGGAGTGGCTGCCCGTGGATGCCGTGCCACTGGACTTCATCGGCCCACTACGGCCCATGATCCCGGCCAACAACACCGAGCGGATCCCGGAGATCCCCGGCCAGTTCCGCATCTCCCGCCACTACATCCCCGACATCGCGGATCTGTCCCGGTGGCTCAACGTCCACCGCTTGGATCTCGCCAACTCCGAGGATGCGGCGTTCGCGGCCCACGAGATCGACCGTGTGTGCCGCAAGGCGTTCCGGGTACTGAATCCGCCGAAGCGGGTCTACTGCGGCCCGTGTCCCACGGTGGTGGGCAAGGATGCCCGCAACCGCCCGTTGGAGTGTGCGCAAGGCCTGTGGGCCGACTGGGATGACGACAACGACCACGCAGCCACCCATGTGGAGTGCTGGAAGTGCCGCAAGCGACACAACGTCGACGAGCTGAAGAAGCACATCTACGCTCACGCCGATCACTTCTCGATGACGGTGGAGGAGCTGTTGAGCGTGCTCGACAACCTTGGGGAGCCGGTGCCGCAGTCCACGTTGTACCGGTGGATCAAGGAGGGCCGTGTGAGACCGCGCGGATATCAGCGTGATGGACGGATCACACCGACGCGCCTGAGACGTGGTGACCCGGCGGTGTTCTCGCTCGCCGAGGTGCGTGGACTGATGGCACAGAACGAGAAACAGACGGTGGGATGACTCGAAAGTCGAATACTCGCGTGGAGGTGTGAAAACCGAGCGGCGCTCAGGCCGAGTGCCGCTCGATGTACTCGCCAACAGCGCGGCGGATGACTTCGGCCGGCGCGACGCCCTCGGCAGTGGCCACGGCCTCCAGTTGCGCCCGGAGTTCCTGCGGGAGCCGCACTGATGTGGTGGGCGTCTTCCCTCGTGCGGGGGCGGTCTTCGGTGGCCGACCGGTGCGCAGGATCGCGTGGTTGACTTCGATCTCGCCAACGATCTCGTCGGCGGTGGGCGGGTTGGCCTCGAAGTCTGCGGCCATCTCCGCATACTCGTCATCGGTGAATCGTCGTTCCATCTTCTCTCTCACTTCCGTTGTGGCGCATAGGTGATATCGCCGAGGAGTTCAGCGATCCCGAGGTTGTTCACGAGGCTGCGGCGCAGCATCATCGCGTGGAACACCACAGCCTCGTCTTCGTCGGCCATGTCGGCCAGGACCTCGATGTAGGGCGCATTGGCGGCTGCTGGTCCGATGTGCAGGAACAGCACCGCGCCCTCACGCTTCGCCGGGAGGGAGATCCGGAGGGCGAAGTAGGCGAGGACCGTGCGGATCTCGTCGCCGGTGATCCCGTGCTGACGGGCGCTTGGGGTGATGGTGATCCGCATGAGATAAGTGTACTGCACTTACCTACGATAGTGCAACACAATTTCTTGAGTTCGGGCAAATCATACTTGGACGTTTTCACTAGGCGTGTGTGAGAATGGATCTGCAGCACTACAGCTGTCCCCAAAACACACCTGATCAGTGGTGTGTACCCGATCTTCCGCCGCGCCGCGTCAACGCCGTCTACTCATGCGGCAATGCCACGCCCATGACCGTCCTTCCGGCAACTCCGCGCGAGGCGTGAATCGGGTTCGGGCAGGACCCGAGTTGCAGCGCGGCGCGGCGGATCACCCACCGATGAAACCGAGAAACCGATGACAGTTCTCCTCCATCTTCTTGTCGAATCACTCATCTGTGCAAGGCATTTGGCATGAGTGCCGAGGCGCGCGCCGAGAAGACTGCAATTCTCACAGGCGCCATATTGGGCGTCGTGGCGATTCTGCTCCCGCTGGCGATCGGGGTCGTGGCACTTAGTCGGGGTGGTGGATGGCTCACGTACTGCGCGGTCTACCTCGTGGTCGTTAGCTCCATCGACATCTTCCGATACTGCGTCCGCGGCGTCTCGTCCGATTCGAGACGACGATGAGCCGCCAGAATCCGAATCCCGTCGCGCACCTCGACCAGCGCGCTGTGAAGACCCTCGCAGACCACCTGAGCCACCTGGAGCATCCGGGCCGCGGTGGAGAGCCGGCGAAGATCATGCGTCTCGTCCAGCTCGACGGCACCGGCCCGGGAACGGTGAAGATCAAGAAGGATCTCGCCGAGGCGATCATCCACCACCTCTACGTCTCCGGATTCGAGCTGAAGCGACGCAGGGGACGCGGATGATCGGCCGCAAGAAACCTCAGGCCATCCCACCCCGCGCACCAAAGCAGGGAAGCGTCGAGGCGTTGCTGAAGATGTTCACCCTCACCCTGCAGCGTGCCGGCGCCACTGTCGACGTCAAGGAGCCGCAAACCCGCACCGTCGTCATGACCATCAGTTGGCGCAAGGGTCAATAATGGCCGTGCTGATCGAGCTCGAAGGTGACGAGTTCGTGTGCAAGTACGGCACGATCTCATCTGCGCCGCCCGTCCTCTCGAGCGCGCCAGTGCCACTTGACATGGCTGGCTGGCTGCCAGACCTTCGGCCCGAAGATGTTCCGCCACCACCGCTGATGTTCCTCGGTACGAACATCGTCGGCACGGAGCCCTTCTACACCGTCGAGACCAACCGGGGCTCCTGGACATACCAACTCCACGAGATCGAGTGGTGGGACCGCGGTCTCGATCCCAAGTTCCGTCTCGGCGTCTGGCCAGACTGAAAGGCAGCCGATGCACCCCGCAACACGACATTTGCTTGACCAGTTCCATTTCGACCACTTGCGCACCGACCATCTTCGTCGTGTGTCGCAGCAGTTCCACGACCTCGCACACGATCTCGCCGAGGTGCTCAATGACGGCCCCGAGCTGTCGGCTGGTCTGCGCAAGCTGCTCGAGGCCAAGGACTGCTGCGTACGCCAGGCCGTCATGGACGCACAACCGAAGGAGTCCTGATGCAGAAGGTTGACCGAGACTGGTTGGCAGCCAACGACGCCCATCCGCACATCCTGCATCTCGCGGACGTTCTGAACGGCATCGTGGAGCACCTGACCCAGGAACGGCTCGAGCGCAATCCCCACGCTTTGGATGCGATCGCCGACGGAATCGCCAATGAGCACAACGCGGTGACGATCTCCATGCAGGCCACCGATGAGGCCACCACCGACGGAGAAGTTGAAGCCACCGACCCCTCCGGGGATGCCTGATGCGCATCGAGCGCGTCGACATCAGTTGGCTCGAAGCCCAACGCTGCGAGCCGCACATCATCCACATCAGCAACGTCCTCAACGCCATCGTTGAGGGATTGGAGCTCATCATGACCGCACAGGACGACATCAACGCCGCAGTCGCCGAGGAGACCGCCGCCGCGACCGCGATCGCATCGGCCGTCAGTTTCGTCGCCACCGAGGTCGCGAACCTCAAGGCCGCGAATCCCGCCGTCGACACCACCGCACTCGAGGCCGCGACCTCGGGTTTGACCAGCGCTGTGGCGACCCTGCCGCAGCCCGCAACTTCCGCATCGACCGGCGACACAACCGCTCCGGCTTCGGGATCGACCAGCACCGCGACGACCACCGGATCGGGCGATGCCTCGACCACCGGTGCAGCGGCGAGCAGCGACTCGACTTCCGGCACCAGCGCCACCGGTGCGGAACCAACGTCGGCCTGACCACCGACAGCCGAACCACCCGCACGTCCGTAGCCAGCGCGCGGGTGGTTCGGCACCTTTCGTTACGGAGCAAACCGATGAGCAAGAAGGAACTCAAGGCCCGCGTTCGCGAGCTGGAGATTGAGAACGCCACCCTGCGTGGCGAACTCGCCGCACACCGACAGCAGTCATGGACCGCGCCGTTCGTCGGCGACGTACCGCCATTGCCGACAGTCAGACCGTGGGTCTGGTGCGACGTCTCGGCATCGGGTGGCCAGATCAAGCACATCAACGACTACTCAGTGAGTCCGATGATGAACGACGCCGACTTCATGGAAACCGCGCTCGCCGCGTCACGCATTCAGCGTCAGACGCGGCACGACTTGGCCAAGCTGACCACCGAGCTGCTGTGACGACCCACTCCTGTGGTTGCACCGTGGACGGCACGCCGAAGTGCGCGTACGCCACCGGCCGCATTCCGGCATCGGGAGTCTTCAGCGTCCACGGCATTCCCCGTCCACCGGTCGTCGATGCGGGTTCGGCACACGACACACCAACACTTGGCGGGGCAAGGTTAGGCACGGCAAGCCGTGGCCTGGCATGGCATGGGATAGACACCAGCACAACGAGGGAACGTGGACACATGGACAAGTGGCTGTCATGGATACCCACAGCACTGTCATCCAAGACGTCGATCATCATCGGCATCGCGATGTTCGCCTACCTCGTTGTGTTGGGTGCCGTCGGCATCCTGATCGGTCACCCGAGCCTCGTACCCGACAACGCACAGTTGGTCCTCGGGAACTATTGCAACGTGGCGAGCATGGTCGCTGCGGGCATCGCGGCAGGCGCCGGCCACAAGGCCGTGCAGAACCAACGCCGTGCACACGAGATGCACCAGCAGACCCACGAACTCCTCACCCAGATCAGCGAACAACTCGACGTCCCAGATGCCGAGTAAGCCATCTCGACCATGCAGTAAGTGCGGTCGTAGAGCAGCGCCACAGAGCAACCTCTGTGACACCCACACACGACAACGAGAACAACGACGAGGCAGTGCCGCCGACCGCGGGTACACCTCCGATGGTCACCAGTCCTTCCGCCGCTCAGTCCTCGCCCGGGATGGCTACCGGTGCACCTTCCCCGACTGCGACCACCGAGACCCCACCGGTCGGACACTCCACGCCGACCACCACCCCCACAGCCGCCGGGACCTCCTCGCACAGGGGCGCAACCCGAACGACCCCCGGTACGGCCGGACCCTCTGCCACTCCCACCACTCCTCCGAGACCGGACGCAAGGAAGGTCGAGGGAACCTCCACCGCGGGTAGCGCAGGGATCTCCGACCGGAGAGCCCTCCCACACTGGGGGAAGACCGGGAGAGCCCGACAGAGCACCGGGATGGACCCCACCATCCACCATCCCCACCCCGGAGGGACCACACAGGACCCCGAGGTCACCACCCCCATGGGCTAGGGGGCACCCGAAACCTCTGCGCGTGGCACAAGAGGACCGCTTGGAAGCTCCCCGCGTGCCACTTCCAATTTTTCAAAAAATGTCAGAAATTCCCCCAATTACCGGGAGGTGATCGAAAAAATGGCTGACCAGCATGTTTGCGTTGACTGTGGCCAGACCTTCGACCCTCCGGGAGGGCGGGGAAGGCCACCATCCCGCTGCGAGTCGTGCCGGGAGGGCCGCGGACCGAAGTCGGGGGCGTGCGCGCACTGCGGGAGCGAGATCAAGCCCGTGAAGGGTCGCGGTCGCGGTCGTCCGAACGCTTACTGCTCGGTGGATTGCCGTCGGCAGGCCCAGTGGGAGCGCGCCCGGGTGCGCGGCCACGGTGAAGAGACGCCCGATGACGTCGATTCGATCATTGACATCCGCCGCGCGCAGAAGTCCGAGCCCCGCGAGCCGTCGGCGGCCGCCATTGGCGATGTGAAGCCGCCGTGGGGCCTCACCGAGGGCGCCGAGAGGGTCTGGATGGACCTTGCACCCGATCTGGTGCGCAAGAAGATCCTGACAGCGGCCGATGTGCACCTGTTTTCGGTCTACTGCGAGGCTGCGGCGATGTACAAGGAGTGCCGCGACCTCCTTGGTGACCGCTACATCGGCAAGGGCGCTGCCGGCGGGGACATCGTGTCGCCGTACTTCCAGGCCATGGTGAAGTGCCAGCAGCAGATGGTGCAGATCGGCGCCCGGATGGGCCTCACACCGGCCGATCGGGCCCGCCTTGCTTCCGCCGACGAGCCCGACGCCTCCGGCCTGGATGAACTGATCTCCTGAGATGGACCTGCCACCCTGTGGCCGGTCACTCGGTGGTCACACCTGCACCGAGGTGGGGGAGCACTTCTGCGTCCCGCGTGCCGATCACGCGCAGCGGTTCATCGAGACCGCGCTGAAGCACACCAAAGGCCGTTTCGCGCGGACAGCGTTCACGCTCCTGTACTTCCAACGCGAGGAGATCGTCCGGCCGTTGTTCGGCACGGTCGTGTGGGACGAGGAGCACGAGTGCTACCGGCGCCGATACCGCATCGCCTGGATCGAGATTGCCCGGAAGAACGGGAAGTCCGAGCTGCTGGCGGCGATCATGCTGACGGTCTTCTTCTGCGACGGCGAGTATGGCGCAGAGCTCTTCTCGATCGCCCGGGACCGGAAGCAGGCGGCGCTGATCTTCGACGTCGCGGTGCAGATGATCAAGTTCAACCCGGCGCTGGCGAAGCTGTGCAAGATCATCCCGAGCCAGCGACGCATCATCAAGACGAACTCGAACTCGATCTATCAGGTCCTCGCGAACGACGCGGCCGGTGCGCTCGGATCCAATCCGAGCGCGGTGGCCGCCGACGAGATCCTGGCGTGGCATGACGGCGGCATGTGGGAGGCACTGCGCACGGGCATGGGCTCGCTGGCGCGGGTGCAACCGCTATTCGTGGCCGCGACCACTGCCGGATATGACACCGAGAGCTTCGGGCACAAGGAGCACACCGAGATGCTCCGAGTCGCCGAGGATCCCAGCTACATGCCTCACTGCTTCTCCTACATCCGGGCGCTGCCGCGAGACGCCGACGCCTTCGACGAGGACAACTGGTCAATCGCCAACCCTGCGCTGAAGACTCCGGACAACCCCGACGGGTTCCTCTCGATGCAGTCGATGCGGGAGATGGCTCTCGAGGCGAAGAACAATCCATTGAAGCTCAACGGATTCCTGCAGTTCCAGCAGAACCAGTGGACCAACCAGGCTGTGCGGTGGATGCCGATGCACCTGTTCGACGGCTCTCGCGGGACTGTCTACCGATCGGCGCCCGACACGATGGAGCAGTTCGCCGGTCGAGAGTGCTGGATGGGGATCGACCTCGCCGGCCGCCAGGACCTTACGAGCATCTGCTACCTGTTCCCGGACGGCGAGTCGTGCGACGTGGTGTGGCGCCACTTCTGTCCGGAGGGTGCGCTGACGCGGCTCGACGAGCGCAACTCGGGTCGGTTCTCTCGCGAGTTCGTCACGGAGGGATGGTTGACCGTCACCGAGGGTGACGTCCTCGACTTCGAGAAGGTGTACGCCCAGATCGAAGAGGACTCGCGCCGATTCCGCATCCTCGGCGCCGACATGGATGTGTGGTCGTCGGCGCCCGTGCTGCAGGCTCTCGAAGAACGGCTCTACACAGAGATTTTCGCCTACGCCAACGACTTCAAGCACATGAGCGACTCGATGCACCGCATCTTGGAACTCACGACCGAGAAGAAGTTCCGGTGGCATGGGAATCCGTTGGCCCGGTGGTGTTTCGACGCCGTGCAGGCCCGTATCGCCGCATACGACCCGAATCTGATCCGTCCTGACAAGCCCAACCGCGACACCGAATCGAAGCGAATCGACGCCGTGCCGGCCGCCATCATGGCGGTCAACGCCTGGCAGGGCCGCGGTACCGCGTCGACCTCGTATTACGCCGACAACGACGTCATGACCCTGTGAGGAGGTGCCGATGCTGATCGCGCTCATCGTCTTCGCTGTCGCCGCTGTGGTGTCGGTGTTGGTGAATATCTTTCTCGCGCTACGGATTCGCGCCATCCGGAGTGACCCGCTGTGTCGGCGCATCCTGCAGCGCCTCGTCATCACCTCAGACGATCCTGTCTTCACCGGAGTGCTCCGAGAGGTGGGCCAGGGCCGGGATGGGCATGTGGTGTTCTCCGACTGCCAGCTCGTCGAGGGCAAGCAGGCGATCGCAGGTGACGTGATCAAGGCGAAGTCGCAGATCGTGACCTACCAGGTGCCTCATGCTGCTGGCTAACGGCCTGCAGATCGCCCCGCAGGCCCTCGCTGAGGTCACCCCGCAGCTCGCCGAGTCCTACTGGTATCAGGACGGCGGCGCGCTGCAGCTAGAGCACACGTACGCGCTCTACGGCGAGATCTACCGCTCCGAGCCGTGGGTGGCGGCCGTGGTGAACAAGCGCGCCGACGCCATCGCGCGGTTGCCGATGCATGTGTGGTCCGACGACGGCCCAACCCGGCTACAGGTCACCCCTGCGCAGTCGGGATACGCCAAGCTCATCGCGCAACCCTGCTACTACCTCGACTCGTACACGTTCTGGTCCTGGGTGGCCACCACCTACGACATCTATGGCGAGACATATCTGGCGATCGTGTTCGACGACAACGGTATTCCGGTGACGCTCATGCCCATGCACCCTTCGCGGGTCGCGGTCCGGCGAGATCCCGATACCGGAAAGCATGAGTATCTCTTCATGGCCGGCAACGCCCTGGGGGCGGGGCTGGTGAAGTTCGGCGATGGGGAAGTCGTGCCGATCCGTTCGTACAACCCCGCCGGCACCGAGCGCGGGCTGTCGAAGATGGAGCCGCTGCGGTCGACGATCTTCGCTGAGGACTCGTCCCGGACCGCCGATGCGGCGATGAAGACCAACGGTGGTCGTCCGAACGTCGTGCTGTCCACCGACAAGGTGCTGGGTCCAGACGGTAAGAAGCGGCTACGCGACAGCTGGAATCAGGCGCATGCCGGATCGTCGAACGCCGGTAAGGCTCTCGTGCTCGAGGATGGGGTGACCGCGTCCCCGGTGCAGTTGACGTCGGTGGAGCTGCAGATGATCGAGGCGCGCCACCTCAACCGCGAGGAGATTTGCGCGGTGTACGACGTCGCGCCGCCGATGGTGCACGACCTGACCCGAGCGACGTTCTCCAACATCGCCTCCCAGATGCGGGCGTTCTATCGGGACACCATGGCTCCGGTGATCGAGCGGTTCGAGTCGGCCTTCGATTTCTACGTGGGCCAGTTCTTCGATCCCAAGTTGGCGGTCCGCTTCGACGACGCCGATGTCACCCGAGGTGATTTCGAGCAGCGCGCCACCTCGGCGCAGGCGCTCGTCGTGATCGGCGCGCTCACGCCCAACGAGGCACGCGAACTCATGGGCTTCGGCCGGTTCAAGGACGCCAAGGCTGACAAGTTGTACGCCAACTCGGCGCAGCAGCCCCTCGGTGAGCCCACCGAGCAGATCCGCCTCACCGGGGAAGTGCTGAACGACCCGGACGGCATTGCCGTGGCGCCTCCGGGGCCCACGACCGACGTTCCCGCGATCGCCGGTGGCACACATCAGATTCCGCAACTCACCGCCCCGTCAGCCAAGGCCGTCCGCGATCTCAAAGCCGAAGTCGGCCGCGGGAAGTCCATCGCCGACGCCGCCCGCGCGCTCGCGCAGAAGAGCCCCGACGACCTCAACGACATCGCCGCCGCCGTCCTGACGGCGATGGCAGCCCAGCGCGAGAACGCATAAGAAAAACCGCCGATCGCATCGCCATTGGGTATCGGGCCGAACATGGATCAGCGGCTTTCACCAACTCTATACCGCCTGAACGACAGGAGACGCAATGTTCATCCAGGATAAGGCTGTCGCCGACATCACCTCTTCCGGTGACGATTTCGGCCCCAACGGCGGATTCGAGGCGATCTTGTCGGCTCCTACCCTCGATCGGGACGGCGACGTGTTCGCAACCAATGAGTGGAAGACCCCGCTCCCGGACAAGATCACCGTGGACGTCGATCATGAGATGTCCGTCTCGGGAACGATCGGCTCGGCGAAGCCCTACATCGCCGACGACGGCACCCTGCGCATACGCGCATCGTTCGCGAGCACCGCCAAGGCGCAGGAGGTCCGAACCCTGGTGCAGGAGGGCCACATCGACTCAGTTTCGGTGGCGTGCATGACCGACAAGACGCTCAAGAAGGCCGGCGAGCCGTGCCGGGAGCTGCTGAATGCCGGGGTGGTCGCGGTGCCGTCGAATCGTGAGGCCAAAATCCTTGCGTCGAAGGCCAAGGACGGCGGGACCGTCAAGGCCGGCGCCCGAAACTCCAAGTCCGATCAACAGTGGATTCAGGCTGCGCACGACGCCACGATTATGGCCGGCGCCGACTGTGTCGAGGAGATCTCCGACGACGGCGGTGAGGCCGACGGCGCCAACAAGTCCGCCGCCCGAGACAACGAGCCTGCGTTCGTCATCGGCGCGAAGGCGGTCAAGGGATCGTTGGAGGATCTCCAGTCCACCATCGGAGAAGCACTCGATGCCGCCTACGCCAACTCCGGTGCATCGTTCTCCTACCTCGTCGCTACCTTCCTGTCCGGTGACGGTGGGACGATCGTCTATCGCCTGTACCCGGCGAATGACGGCCCCTCGCAGACCCTCTCGCGTGCCTTCACTCTCGCGGAAGACGGGTCGGTGACCCTGTCGACTGAAGTTGAGGCGGTCGAACTCGTCACCACCACCACGATCGCCGAGAAGGCCGCAGGTCCCGAGCGAAAGCCCGAGCCCACCATCACCCTCGAGCAGTTCGAGCAACTGCTCGCCAAAGCCACCGGTCAGATGGCCGGTCCGCCACAACACGAGGCCAAGTCTCCCGTCGACGCTCCCGCAGATCCTCCCGCGCCCGAGGGCGCCGCTGGTGATGCCGCTGCGAAGGCCGCTGATGGTGCCGAGTCCGACGTGGCCGAGGAACTACCCACACACCTGCTGGACATGGTCAACGCGGCCAAGTCCCGCCTGGAGTAGTTCCTCACCTGTCCGAAAGGCATTCGGACTCAACCCATCCCATACAAACCCCCGCACTCACCGTGTGGGGGTTTTTGCATGAAAGGACACCGATCATGGCCACGGCCAAGCAGATCGAGACCCGTCAGCGTGAACTCGACAAGAAGATCGCCGACATCTACCAGAGCACCGAGCTCACCACCGCCGAGAAGTCGTCTCAGCTCGATGCCATCGCCCCTGACTACGAGGCGCTGCAGAAGGAGTTCGAGCTGTCTGAGCGCGTCACCGAGATGCGCTCCAAGCTCAAGGCTCCCGACTCCGGTGCCGAAACCGAGGACGGCGCACCGATCCGGATGGCCACCGGCCGGATGGAGGCGCGGACCCTGCGCCAGACCAAGCGCGCGCTCGCCTACGCGCTGGCCAATCACCCGCAGATGCGCTCCGCCGTCGAGGAACTCGGCGGCATCGCTGTCGAGGGCAAGTCGCAGGGATTCAAGGGTGAGGCGTTCGAGAAAAAGTTCTCGGTCGAGCTCAAGGATTCCACCGCCGCCGGCAACGGCATGGGTGAGGGATTCTTCGGCGCCGGCCCGGGCGTGGCCGCCGGTCAGAACCTCTTCGCTCCGGGCGCCTGGGGTGAAGGCATCCTCCCGACGTTCCTCCCGGGCATTGTGCAGCAGCCGCTCTATGACCTGTCGATCGCCGACATCCTGCCCGCGATCTCGGTGTCGACGCCGATGATGAGCTACCTGATGCAGGGGGCGACCGCATGGAACGCCGCGGAGACCGCCGAGGGTGCGGCCTACCCGTTCAGCTCGGTCCAGTTCACCCGGGTCGATGAGCAGGTCGGCAAGATCACCAACGCCGCCGAGGTCTCCGACGAGGGTGTGCGGGATGCCCCGCAGCTGTTCTCGTTCCTGCAGAACGAACTCATCACCGGCATCGAGCGCCAGGAAGAGGTGCAGCTCCTCGCTGGCAACGGCTACCCGGGCGTCAATGGCCTGCTGAACCGTGCCTCGGGCTTCACTCAGGACGCCACGGCGGTGACCGCGGGTGCCGCCGTGAACTTCCCGGCCGTCGGCACCCCCGCCGCGGGCGTGACGTCGCAGGCCCTCACTGGTCTGCGGTACGGCCGCGTCATCGCCGGCTCTTACGCCAACTCGGCGGGCGCCTACCCGACCGGCGTGCAGATCGGCCTCGGCCTGCTGTCGGCGATCACGCAGGTGAAGTACAACAGCTGGATCGCACCCAACGCGGTGCTCATCAACCCCCTCGACTGGGAGCTGATGCGCAAGGCGACCGACAACAACGGCCAGTTCTTCGGCGGCTCGTTCTTCGGCACCAACTACGGCTACGCACAGGGCGGCGGTACCACCCTGTGGGATACCCGCGTCGTGCAGACCCCGTCGATCCCGCAGGGGTCGATCTTGCTCGGTGGCTTCTACCCCGAGACGATCACCGCGGCCCGCAAGGAAGCCATCTCGGTGCAGATGAGCAACCAGAACGGCACCAACTTCGTCGACGGCATGGTCACCGTGCGCGCCGAGGAACGCCTCGGCCTGATGGTGTTCAAGCCCGCGGCCTTCCAGCTGATCCAGCTGGCCACCGGCACCTCCACCGTCGCGGCTCCGTCCGGCGAGTGATCTGAACGCCGGGGCGTCCGCGTGGCGCCCCGGCGTCCCACTCTCTCACCAGCGAAAGGGATTCCATGATCTCGGATATCGATCCGTGGCACATGAGCCTGCGGCGACCGTTCGGCAAGACCATCCCCACCGGTCGGCACGAACTCACCCCGGATGACCCCGATGAAGAGACCGTCGAGGACGTCGCCGAGAAGGTGGAGCAGAAGGTCGTCGAGCGACCCGCGCCGAAGTCCACGAGCAAGACCACTGGGGCACAGGGTAAGTGACCACCCCGCAGTTCGCGGCGTCGGATGCGATGCTCGTCGCCCCTTCGACGATCACCGCTCCGGCGTTCACCCCTGCGCAGATGTCGACGGCAGTCGGTGTGGCCTCAGCGATGATCACCGGCTACACCGGTCGGTCGTTCGTGGCCAACGCCTCCGACACCGTGACCCTCACTGCATCGGCTGACGGCTTTCAGCTGCCCCAATACCCGGTCACCGCAATCACATCCGTGTCCATCCTCACCGATACCGGATGGGTGGTCTGCGATCCATCCACCTACTCGTCCGACGAGACCGGGTGGGTGACGATGCCGATGTCGGCGATGAACTACATGGTGGAGCTGGGGTCCACAACCCCCGCTCCACTGTTGCCCGACTACGGGTGGCAGGTGCAGGTGGTGTACTCCCACGGCTACACCACCGTCCCCACAGACATCGCCGCGGTGTGCACACATCTCGCAACCCAGTACCTCGACAATCCCTTCGGCTCGATCGAGCAGAAGGTGGGGGAGATTGCCGACCGCTACGCACCACAGCGCGCTGGCGATCTCGAGCCGTGGGTGACGAAAATCCTCGACCGGTACGCCGACGTGGGTGTGGCGTGATCTACGGCAACGACTCCGGGACGTTCTCGGTGCCGTCTGCTGTGACGCAGCTGGACAAGCACTTCCAGCCGATCAACAACCCCGCCACCGTTTCCGTGCAGGGGCTGTCGATGCAACCGGTGTCCACCAGTGAGGTCATCTCCAATACGGATCTCACCATCGACGACTCCAAACTGCTGATCCCCGCGACACAGATGCCGTCAGGAATCACCACCGAATGCACCTACACCCCAACCGGATCGACCGACATCTATCAGATCGTCGGTGAGCCGCGCCCGTGGACCAACCGACTCGGCATCCCGCACCACACCACGGTGTATCTCCGGAAAGCGAGGGCTACCAGTGGCGCTTAACGTCTCCGAACTCGAGAAGGCGCTCGCCGGTCCGATGGTGACCGCCGAGGTACTCAAGCGCACCGAGGAAGTCGCCGAGTACTGGCGATCCCTCACCCAGGGAGTGTTCGAGCACCAGAAGGAGCACACCCTGAAGTCGGGGTACGTCGAGGAGCCGGGGGATTACGAGCGCTCCATCCGGGCAAAGACCATCCGTCGCAAGGATGGATCAATCAAGGGGCGCGTGGAGTCCACAGACTACAAGGCGCACTGGATCGAGTACGGGTCTTCGAAGATGCCCACCTACGCGTTCGCCGAGAAGACCCGAAGCCACTTCACCAATGGCTAACTTCGTCTGGACCTTCCCGGACGCCGAGGATCTGGTGTGTTCCTACCTGAATCCTCTGTGTCCCAACAATGTCCGTCCCGAGATGGACAACTCCGCAGGGCTCCCCTTCGTGCTGATCCGCTGCATCGCGGCCGGTAACGACGGGGTCACCGACTATGCCAGCGTGCAAGTCGATTTTTTCCACAACAACCGATCGAGTGCCAATGACCTTGCTCAGCAGGGACATTCACTCATGGTCGACATCAAGTCGGCACCCATATCGGTCAACGGGCAGCTCGTGTCCATCGACCGATTCCAGGTCATCCAGAGGCCCATCTGGATGCCCTACGACGACGAGAACCTCAAGCGGTTCGTCGGCCGCTACCAACTCGACACGCGCATCTGCGTGCTCTGAAAGGAATCATCATGACTGATGTGTTGTGGGCCGCTGGCAACACCACCAACTACAACCGCATCTTCAAGGCGCAGTTCGGATCTGTGTTCGCACGCGACTACGGCAACGCGTCCACCGCGCTGCTGCCGACGTTCACGCCGTTCACCTCCGACGGCCTCGCGATCGACTTCGCCCGACTGGCCACCCTCGGGTTCATCAACCTGGGGTCGTGCTCGTCCAACGGCATCAAGTTCAACCCGAAGTTCACCACCTCCGAGGTCGATGTGTGGCAGACGCGCATGCCGGTCCGGTCGGACGTCGAGACCGACCAGGATTCGCTGACCGTCGAGTTCATGGAAGCCACCGCCGCGGTGGATGCCATCTACAACGACACCCCGCTGACTGGTCGGCCGGCGGACGGCTCGATCGGCTACAACATCGTCAAGTCCGGTGTGACGCCGCTGTTCCCGCGCCAGATCATCGTGATCGGCGTCGACCAGCAGGCTGGAGTCGAGGAGTACTCGGCCGTCACCTACGCGATGGCGAAGCGAGACAAGGCCACCGGTCAGTCGTGGGATCCGAAGAACCCGGTGATGTCGGCCTACGATCCGGTCTCCTACATCGACCCGTTCTCCGGCCTGGCTCGCATCTTCTCGCGTGGCGGTCCGGGCTGGGTCAACTCCGGCGGCACCACCGGCGCCGTGGGCACGCCGGTCGCCGCCGCGCAGTCGGGCGACAAGGCCACCCTGACGTTCACCCCGCCGCAGACCGGATCGGGCGCCTACACCTACACGGTGCAGGAGACCACCGGTGGCAACACCACCGCGGTGTCGAGCGGCAACGTCACGGTCACCTCGAGCTCGAGCAACAGCGTGGTGCTCACCGTGTCGGGCCTGACCACCGGCTCGGCCTACACCTTCACCGTCACGGCCACCTCGACCACCAACGGGTCGGCCGCGACCTCGGCGCCGTCGAACAGCATCACCGCGACGAGCTGATCACAGACCGGGGCGGCGTGGGGTTTCTCATCGGTTACCCGCGCCGCCCCGGCCCTTCGGGGCCACCCACAACCGATGACCTACCAACCGATGATCTGAAAGGAACAACCGATGACACAGCCAGCACACGCGGCCCCGGAGATCGTCAACGCCGAGGTGGTGGAGGAAAAGTCGCCGATCCGGCTCAAGAGCCTTCCGACGCGGATGACGCTCGAAGAGCTGCAGCTGCAGATCGCCGACAAGCTCGGCATCACCCCGTACGTCGACATCAATGTCGGCGGTCGCGACTACCGAGTCCACGGCATGCAGGTCATGCCCGATGACGCCCTGGAGCGCATCAACGCCATGTGGCAGGACAAGGATCTCGACCCGTGGCCTGATGACACCCCGCCGCGCAAGGTGGCTGTCACCGACAAGGACGGGAAGATGACCGGCGAAGTCATCGAAGTCCCGCGTGCAGGTAGGCCCAACACCGAGAACCCCACGATCGACGGAAAGACCGCCCCGAACCCGTCGGCTCGACTCGCTCGCTCGATCTTCGGCGTGGAGAAGTACGAGCAGTTCAAGGCCGACGGCGGCGAGTCGTACATGGTCGCCTGGGTTTTCAACGAGCTCAACGACATCGCGAAGGCCAAGGAGGACGCCGAGAAGGGTGAGGCGGACCCAAAATCGCCCGCGCCCTCGGACTCCTGAGGCAGTTTCCCAACGAGATTGAAGCCGACCTCCTGTTCCGGACCCCGTACACCATCGAGGACTGGTACAGGGGTCGGCTCTCATCGAGGGAACTCGTGGTGATCGTCACCCACCTCCCCGATGATTCCGCCACCAAGACGGCCATGCGCGAAGGCGATTGGTCTGAGGCCGAATACATGTCGGCCTTCACCGTGAACCAGCTGCTTCTCGTTCGCGCCGATCTTCGAGGCATGTTCGGCGGCCAGCAGTGGTCCCCGCCGCTCGTGAAGTCCCCGCAGCAACGGATCGCCGACGAGGCAAACCGCCAACAGGCGTCCTCGTGGAATGCCCACGTCACGGCTCAGATGCGTAACGCCCAACTCGCTCTCGAAGGGAGGTGATCAGTGGCTCTCGATTCGATCTTCGTCGACGTCCTACCCCGGTGGGATATGGCCGGCGTGCAGGCGTCCATGGATGCGATGAAGGCGCGCTACGAGAAGTTTGGCCAGACTCTCTCGGATGCCATGGGGATGAAGGGGTCTCCCGCCGCCGCCCGTGCGGCTGAGCAGCAGGCCAGGCAGGTCGCCGCCGCACAGAAGGTCGTTGCCGACGCCATGACGAGCCAGTCCCGGCAGTCGCAACTGGCTGAGGATGCGATCTCAAAGCAACAGATCGCGCAGGCGCGTCTCAACGAGGTGCTGGCCAAGTATGGCGACACGTCGAGTAAGGCGATGGCCGCCCAGCTCAAGCTCACTCAGGCGACGCGGGACGCCTCGGCGCAGACTGAACTCGCCACGAAGGCAACCACCGATTACGAAGCGGCGCAGGCGAGGCTCGCGAGAACCACCGAGGAGTCGGCCGCCGCCACCGACACTCACGCAGCGCGGATGACGGCGCTCAACGGCACGCTGAAGACCGTCGCAACCGTCGGCATGGTCGGCGTGGTAGCTGCGCTCGCAGATGGCACCAAGCAGGCGGCCGAGTTCAATCGCACCACCGAATTGCTCGTCACCGGTGGAGGTTTGGATCCGAAGAACCTTGAAACAGTTCGGCAGGGCATCCTCGGCATGGCTGGTGACGTCGGCTACACCTCGGATCAACTTGCGACTGGCATGCGCAAGATCACGCAGGCGACCGCGTCGATGGGGCCGGCATTCTCCGCGCCTCAGGCGCAACTCTCTGCCCTGAAGGCGGCAGCGCAGGGTGCGTCCAACGAGAACGCCGATCTGTCCGAGGTCACCGATGCGCTGACCACGACGATGATCAACTTCAACGAGCCGATGTCGAAGTCGTCGACGATCATGTCGCAGATGGTCACCGCGGTGTCCAACGGCAAGACGACCTTCGATGAGTTCTCTCGGTCGCTAGGAACCGTGGAAGGCGTTGCAGGGCAATATCATATCTCGCAGACCGAGCTGTGGGCCGACATGGACGAGTTCACCAAGCATGGCATCTCGGCAGAGCAGGCCGCGCAGGACCTCCAGCACGCGATCCAGGTTCTCGGGCGTCCAGTCTCCGGCGGTCAGGCCACTGCTCTGGGCATGCTCGGGCTGCAGGCCGACTCGCTGCAGAAGTCTTTGGGCACCAACGGACTCGCCGGCACCCTCGACATGGTCATGCAGAAGGTTGCTGCCATGCCACAGCTTCCCGGCGGCCAAGTGCTCATGTCGACGTACAACACCTCGAAGGTGGACGCTCAACGTGCCCAAACGATGTACTCCGGGCTCAGCTCTGCCGATCAGCAGCAAGCCGACGCGCTCCAGGCCGATCTCGCGTCAGGCAAGAAGGCGTCCGCATTCGGCAAGGACAAGCAACTGCAGCAGTGGTTTTCGTCCTACCAGAAGTCTCAGGGATTCTCTGATCTGATCAACAAGACGGGGACGAACGACACGTCGGCCGCAGGCCTGGTAAAGCAGGCCGTGGGCGACTCTCCGACACTCCAGACGGCCCTCATGCTCGGCGGCACGAACTACGAAGACGTCCGTTCCATCCAGGGGCGCATCGCGGGAGCTCGACCTGATGCGAACGGCGACGTCAAGGACACCGCCCAAATGCACGCCACCACCTCGCAAGAGGTGAAGGACATCAAGTCGGGCATCAACTCGAGCCTAATCTCGGTCGGCGAGACGACTCAGGGACCGCTCAACTCGTTCCTCGGTGCCCTCAAAGACGCGACGTCGTGGCTGTCGAAGCACTCCACGGTCCTGCAGTCGACGATCCTCTCCCTCGGCGCTCTCGGGGTGGCGGCAGCTGGCGTCAAGGGCCTGAACATGGCCGGGAATCTCTTCGGCGCCGACCATCTCGGCGGCTCGATGGTGAAGGGTGCGGCGCGCGGCATCGGCAGAGGAGTCTCGGCAGCAGGACGCGGCGTAGCTGGGGCCGCGCGCACTGTCGCGAACGTCCCGGGCGCTGTGGGGGACTACTGGAACTGGACCGGGAAGGCGAAGGCCGGTCAGGCCCTCGACACGGTGAAGGGGAAGGCTCGGGCCGGCCTGGACGCGGCGAAGTCTGGCGGCTCCAAGGTGCTGGAGGGTGCGAAGTCCGCCGGGTCGAAGACGCTCGACGTTGCGTCGGATCTCGGCACCGCCAGCGTGTCCGGGGCGAAGAAGGCGGGTACCGCGGTCGCCGAGCTTGGCGGCAAGGCGAAAACTGCGGTCACCGACCTCGGGAAGCTCGCCGGTAGCAACATCGCGAGCGGGTTCGAGAAGCTCGCCGGCGGCGCGTCCAAGGCCGCAAAGGGCGTCAAAGACCTCGAGGTCGGATCGAAACTGGCTTCGGCCGCAACGAAGGTGTGGTCTGGCATCCAGGCGGCCTTCAATATCATCATGGACGCCAACCCGCTGGCGCTCATCGTGATTGCAATCGCCGCCCTCGTCGCCGGAGTGGTGCTGGCCTACAAGCACTCTCAGACCTTCCGGGACATCGTCAAGGATGTTTGGAACTGGGTGAAGAAGGCGGCCGACGCGATCGGTAACGCCCTCACCAAGGCGTTCCGCGATGTCGTGGGATGGATCGAGAAGGCCTGGAACTTCGTCAAGAAGTGGCACGACGTGCTGCTCATCGCTCTCGGACCGATCGGTCTGGTGATCGTCGGGATCGAGCAGATGGTGAAGCACTGGCACGACATCACCGATGCCCTGTCGGATGGGTGGAAGGTCATCTCGCAGGTCTTCTCCGATATGGAGTCGGGGATCCGGGACGGCATCGGCAAGGCGTGGAACTGGCTCTATGACGACGTGATCAAGCCGGTCGGCGACAAGATCGGGCAGGTCTGGACCGATATGCAGACCGGCGTGAAGGTCATGGTTGAGGCCTTCAAGCTGGAGTGGAACAAGATCATTTCGATCGTCGCCACGCCGGTGAATTTCATTGTGAACACGGCATATAACGACGCGCTGGCTCCTCTGTGGAATGACATTGCTGGCGCGTTCGGTGCCCCGAAGCTGGATAAGATCAATTTCAGCCTTCAGTCGGCCGCAGGGTTCGCGGGCGGCGGTGTCCTGTCTCCGGGTCAGGGAATCCTGGTCCCCGAAGCCGCACGCGCCTTCGGCATCCGCTCTCCGTGGCCCGGTTACGAGCCTGGTATCGACTCGGTTCCCGTGCCGATCCGTGGTGGTGGCATGGCGGTCGTGTCGAAGGGTGAGGCACCGGTCGATCCGGCGCAGTTCGGCGGCGTCGGAAACCTGCTGGCGATCAATCACCTGTTCTCCGGCGGTCGGAAGAATGCCAACGGCATCCCTCCGAACCACTTCGCTCCGGGGGGCGTCCTCAGCTCCATCGGACACGCGCTATCGAGCGTCGGCAGCGGTGCCGTGAACCTCGGCAAGAGGGCCATCCACGCGACGGTCGACACCGCGGAGTTCCTGGCGAAAGTCGTCACCAATCCGATCGGCGTGATCAAGGACTATCTCAAGAGTGCCCTTGTGCCCGTGCAGGGGTCGGGATTGTCCTCGTTCGGGTCCCTCGTCGCGAAGGTGCCCGGTAAGGCTGTCGACGACATCGCGAATTGGGTTGCCGGGTGGGTGAATCGCAACCCCGATGCCGGTGCTGCGGCGGCTCTTCCTGCGTCCATCGCCAACAATCAGCAGATAAGAGCGTGGATCTCTCAAGCTGAGCAGTTGACCGGTGTGGATTCATCGTGGACACCCGACATCCTTCGGATCATCGCCCGTGAATCTGGCGGTAACACGCACGCCATCAACCTCACTGACTCGAACGCAAAGGCCGGAGACCCTTCTCGCGGTTTGATGCAGACAATTGGGTCCACTTTCCGGGCATACCACCAGCCGGGTACCTCCACGGACATCTACGACCCGGTGGCGAACATTGCGGCGGCGATCAACTACATCAAGGGCCGTTACGGCGGCAACCACGCCGAGGCGGCGGACGGCCACAACTATGCCGGCGGCGGGGTCGTCGATCCGATGCAGGAAATTCAGTCGCACGTCGGAACCCCTTACGGGATGGGTGGATTCAGCGCGAGTTCGCTGGACTGCACAGGCGCGACGAGCATGATCGTCAACGACTACCTCGGTGCGCCGGAGTTCGGCTCCCGCATGTCCACACCTTCCGAAGGTCAGTGGCTCTCCGCACGCGGCGCCCTTCCCGGCCGGGGCGGTGCCGACGATCTCACCGTCCTGTGGTGGGACGGCGGTACCGGCGGATTCAACAACGGGCACTCCGAGGTCGTCCTCCCCGGCGGGCAGGTCGCTGAGGCGGGCGGTACCGAGCAGAACTTCCACATCGGCACTGGCACATCGCCCAACGACCCGCAGTGGACGAACGCAATGCACTTCCCCGCGTCGATGCTGCGTGGTGCGAAGAGTCAGCAGGACCCGAACACGCCGATGGGCATCGGGACGACTGGCGCCGGAGGTACGTCGGGGGGCACCTCGGGAGGTAGTTCTGGCGGCTCGTCGGGCGGCTCGTCGGGTGGATCATCCAACGACTTCGGCCAGACGCAGGGCGGTTTCGGCGCGCTCACCGACATGACCGATCCGTCGAACTGGACCGTCCACGGCCTCGGATCGTTCCTCGGCTCGACGATGATGAACTGGGCCCTGGGCAATCCGGTCGGCAAGGGCCTGCTCGCTGCTCAGCAGCAGGCACAGCAGCAGAACGCCACCTCTGCGACCACTGCGGCGACCGACTCCACCACGTCGTCTGCGGCGGCGACCACCGCGGCGACGACGGCCGCCACCGCGGGAGTGGATGCCACCGCCAAGGCCACCGAGCGACTGTCGAAGGCGCAGAAGACCTACAACGACGACGTCGCGAAGTACGGGAAGAACTCGACTCAGGCGCAGACCGCGCAACTTGCGGTCACCAGCGCGCAGGAGGCGATCACCAACCATGCGGCGACGTCGGCGCAAGCGGCGACCGCTGCACAGCAGTCCTACGACAACCAGGTCAAGCGTGTCGCGATCGACCAGCAGAAGCTCAACGAGGCGATCTCGAAGTACGGTCAGAACTCGAAGCAGGCCATCTCGGCGGCGAACACCCTGCGCAACGCTCAGGCCACCGAGGCGAAGGACAAGGCTCGGCTCGCACAGAAGCAGTCGGCCGCAGCAGCTACCGGACCCATGACGCCCACAGCCCCCACCGGGGCTACCCCGAGTGCGTCCGGCGACTCGTCGGCAAACTCGGACACCACCAACACCGCGGGCAGTGACTCGACAACTCCGGACTACTCGGCGTCGTCGGACACCTCCGGTGCTGCCAACTACCAGTCCAGCGGCCTCGGTGTCGGCGGCGGGTTGGCCGGCGCCGCGATGGGCGCGGTCACCTCGGCCGCCGGTGCAGCGGGCGGACCTGCCGGTGCTCTCGCGGGCCTGGTGGGGGCGAATGCCGCCACCACGATCACCAACGGAGCGATCCAGTACGCCGGCAACATCGGCGGCGACCTCGCCGACGGTCTGCTCGAGACGTTCGGACTCACCGACCCCACGGACACGTGGCCCGGGAAGATCGCCACCGCTCTGGGGCAGGCGCACTTCGCCACGGCGAACACCGCCGGTCAAGCAGCATCTCCCGCGGTGTCGAAGCGTTCCACCGATTCTCGCGGAGGGGTGAGCGTCAACATTGGTGAGCAGCACGTCCACGGCGGTTCGGGCGACAAGGTCGCCAACGACATCTACCGCAAGATCAACTCCAAGGTCGGGAGTGGTACGCGATGATCCCTCAGCTCACGCAATTCGGGATCAACTCTCTCCTTAGTGGTGCTGATCCGATCATCACATGGATCGACCGCAACGGTGACATCTGGCCGCTCTCTGGCGGATTGGCGCCGATCCCTCCGCTGGAGGGCGTCAACATGTCCTCCATCGAGGGGTTGATGGCGTCAATCAAGATGCTGACCCAGCAGGGGGCACTGCAGGACGGTGACACGTGGATGGGTGCGGTCTACGACCCTGCCGAGATCACCGTCGATCTGGAGGTGTTCGCGAACTCGCCGTCGTCGTACCGAGACATCACCCGGCGTCTCATCTCCGGTCTGGATCCGAAGTATCCGGGGAAGCTCAACTGGTTCAGCCCGGAGATGGGGGACTGGTGGCTGCCCGCGCGATTGGGGAAGCAGATCGACGCCACGTGGAAGACATCGCCTGCGCTGGTGGGGCATTCGACCATGGCGGTGCCGCTACACATCGACCAGGCGTTCTTCCAGTCCTACGACTCAGTATCGGCTCCTGTGGGCCAGTCGGGCGGTTTCTCCTGCATGACCAACCTCGGTGATCAGGACGAGTGGGCGCGGTATCTGGTCTACGGTCCGGGAACTGTCACCTTCCACGATCCGGGCGGTGAGGTGACGTTTGGGCCGATCGAGTCCGGACAGATCGTGCTGGTCACGACGAAGCCCGGTGTCCGCGGGGTGCTGGACCTGACACCGAATCGGCCGACCACTGCGCAGATGTCGCATTGGCAAACCTGGCTGGAGAACATCATCGACCTGGCCACCAACAACAACGTGCCGCCGCTGTTGCAGACATTCGAGTCTTGGTTCGGAATCGTCCCGCCGCAGGGGAACTTGTATTCGCTTCTCAACGGTCGCTTTTCGACACCGGTGCCTGCTACCCCTACCAAGCCCACGACCTGGTCGATGCCGATCTCTGTCACCGGCGGCACTGCGCACACTCAGGTGATCGGTGCGCTCACCCCACACCGGAAGTGGCCTGAGTAGCGGTGTACGCCGTCAAACCGGACCCGACACAGCTCACCGCAGCTCTGTACGGGCGGCCCGATGCTGCCATGAATGCGGCCCAGCAGGTGTGGGACACATCGCCTTTGACCAATCCCGGCCAGGGTCAGGTCCTCGTCCAGATGCTCACCAATATGTACGAGTACGCCGGGGAGGCGTCGGACTACATTTCCACCACAGCCACGTGGGTGGTCAACGACGTCGACACCGCCACGGTCACCCTGAAGGGGTCAGATCCGTTGGGGCCGTTCGCGTACAACTGCGACAAGACCGTGGTCCCGATCTTCATCACCTCAGGGTCGATGCGGTTCACCGGGCAGGTCGACACCTGCTCCCCGGACTTCTCCGAGGGTGAACTGAAGTGGACGATCCAGGTCAAGGGCGACTGGGACTGGTACAACCGAATCCTGGTGTGGCCCAACTTCGCCGCCCCGATCTGGCTGCAGGAGCCCAAGGAAGCCATCTACATCGGGCCCGCGATCTCATGCCTGAAAGCCATGGTCGGGGAACAGTGCATCCGCCTGCAAACCGGTCTGTGGGAGATGGCCAACAACATCACCGATCCCGCCGCATGGTTCGGGTCGATGCTGGAGAAAGAAGGACTTCTCACCCCATGCGCGGTGGTGCCCACCGACCCGCTGTTCGACACGTCGAAGTGGGTGGCGTTCTCGGCCAAGATGGACACGGCTGCCACGTTGATCCAGCAGGTGTGCAAGGACAATGGGCTCGTCTCCACGGCGGATGTGTGGATGCCGGGAGATGCACAGCCCACCGACTGGTTCACCCTCACTCAGCCGACTGTGGTGTTCGACGTGAAGGACCGTTCGGGCATCACCGGACCGACGGGCACGATGGTCGACGGCCTCGTCGAGGATGCCGTGGACCTCGAGCACTCGATGCTCGGCGACATCCTTACCCCGTTCCTCAACGCCGAAGGCGAATATGCGCCGGAGGGGGTGAACATCGCTCCCGCTTTGGGCGTGAACTTCGTCAAGCCGTGGGTGTTCTTCGACTGCGACAACCCACTTCGCAGCGGTGTCAAGGAGTTCCACGCTCCCGCTCATGCCCCGCTGGCATGGCAGATCGTCGGCGGCGGGAAGTCACCCGACTGGGTCAACAACATCATCAACGCCACCGTCGAGTTCCTGCTCGGATCGGCGCTGACGGTCGTGGGTCTTGAGGGAATCCCCAACACCCTGCTCGACGGGGTGCTCGACGACGTGCTTTTGGCGTATCAGCTCATCGAGAACGAGCAGCGCCGGTCAGAGATGGGGCCGTACGGCAAGCCGGAGTACTTCTGCTCCACGGGATCGACCGCCTACACCCTCAACGAGGAGTTCGCCCTCGAAGGAGCGATGTGGGAGACGCGCGGCTACAAGAGCGCAGAACTCATCTTCGACAACGGATTTCCATACGTCCTCGGCGTCGATCTGTTCCTCGGTGCGCTGGCCACGTGGAAGTTCATGAACGCGCTCTACACCGACTACGTCATGCAGATCACCCTCACCGACGACCGGGACAACCGGGTGCAGGTGACGGCGCAGATCGGTGACAACTCTTCCCGCCAGGACCCCGCCGAGATCATGCAGCGCAAGTTGGCCGGTCTGCAGACCGATCTCCAGATCGCGATGCTCTCGCAGAATTAGGAGACTTCCTTGACCGCAACGTTTTACGTTCTCCCGTTCGGTAATCCGTCTTCGGGCACGTTCACCGCTGGCTTCACCGGCACTACCATGTCAACGGCGGCGTTGGCCTACGACGTGTCGGCCGCGAACTTCCAGTCGGCGCTGGCGGCGATCGTCCCCGGCACCACGGTGACGGGCAGTGGTCCGTGGGTGGTCACCGTCCCCACGGGCTACACGCTGACGGTCAATGACTCTGGGATGCCGCAGAATACGTCCATTGTGGTGCAGTCCACGGACGCCTTGTCGTGGTCGGGCAACATCATGATGAGCAACACCACCGACTATCAGTCGACGGGTGTGGCGACGGGCGTCTTCACCCCGGCCGGTGGCGTGGCGAATCTCCCGGCCTTGGTGGATGGACAGCCCGGGCAACCTCCGGAGCTGAACTTCCAGGCTACGCCGGTGAATCCGGGTAACCCGCCGACGATCTCGCAGACGCAGACCTCTCCAGGTGGCGCAGGGCAGCCGTCGGCGTACACGGTGACCATCGGTGTGCCCACAGGGCAGACGGGAGCCACCGGGCCAACGGCGACGGTGAGCACAGCCTCGGATGTGGAGGGCACGCCGTCGGACGGCGCCGCGCTGATCTACTCGGGAGCCGACGAGAAGTGGAAGATCCAGGCGATCTGGGTGCCTGCCCTGTACTCATGCCAGAGCTTCACCGCTGGGACAGGGACGGGCTCGTCGACGGTAACCATCGCCTCTCTGGGCATCCCCGCGCAGCCGTTCGCGTGGCGTCCCCGCGTGACCGCGCAGGCACAGTTGACCGGCACGGTGAACACCCACCTGGATCTCGCGGTGTACCTCAACGGGACCTCGGGCACGCAGGTCGGATACGGCCAAGGTGTCACCGGAGCACTCACGCAGACGGTCTCCTGCCTTCCCGCGTTCGGCTCGTCGATCTCCGGCTCGTCGGCCTACGCAGAGGTGGCGGCGGGAGCGACCGCAACCCTGTATTTCGTTGCGCTGCAAACAGCATCGACCACCGATCAGTGGTCAGTGTCGGTTGCGCACGCCTCGTTTGAGATCGAAGTGGTGCCGCTCGCATGACCGAGCCCAGCTCGATCCTCAATGGGGTCGTCAAGACGTCGTGGCCATCGGACATGCTGCCGTCGGAGACCTCCAACGTCATCGACATGCTCCCGGCGATCTGGAAGGCGTTCTTCCTCGGGATCGTGGGCAACATCGCGATCAACATCGCGAACGCCGCGGACATTGACGGCCTGGATCCGCTTGCACTCCTGCGGCAGTGGGGCCAGGAGCAGGAGCAAGCTGCCTCGAATGCGTTGGCGGCCGCGAACTCGGCACAGACCACGGCGACGTCGGCGCAGTCAACCGCCAACAATGCGTCCACGACGGCGAACACCGCGAACACGACCGCGACCAACGCGCTGAGTGCCGCGCAGAACGCGCTGCAGAACGCGGAGAATGCTCTTGGTCAGCTCGGCACGCTGATTGGTGATGTCCTCGGCGGGCAGTCGACGGCGGCCGATCTGGCGGCCTTCATTACCGGCCTCGACGGCATCATCGACCCGTCGCGGATCGCGCAGGTGTCGGCGTCGGCGATCGGCGCGGTCGGGACTCCGAATCTGCTGACCAATGGCAGCTTTGTCGATTCGGTGTCGATGGCGCCGGAGGGCTCGGGGTGGACGTGGGATGGCACCACCACTCACAGCAACACCGCACCCTCGGGGCACACCGACGGGTCGGTGACGACCACCGGCACTGGAGTGCAGCAGACCCTCGTGTCGAATGTGGTGGCGGTCAGTGCGGGCCAGTCTCTTTCGGTCGCCGGGTGGCTGAAGTGGTCCGGGGTCACCGCCTCAGGTTCGGCGTTCTCGCTGAACGTCATCTCCTACCTCGACGGTAATCAGTTGTCGCATCAGACGATCGGCAGCGTTGTGTCCCCGTCAGCGGCCGGGTCGTGGCAGGAGATCACCGGCACCTACACGGTGCCCTCGGGTGCTGATCAGGTCCGCGTCCAGCTCGTGGTGACCGCGAATGTCACTGCGGGGCAAGTGTGGTGGGATGACCTGTCGCTGACAAAGACGCAGACGATCGACCAATCGCTGATCACCGACCTCGAGAACGCGCTGTCCACAATCAATTCGACGTTCAACCAGATCGGGCAGACGCTAGAAGGCGAAGCCGTGACCGCAATCAGCACTGCGGTCACCAATGTGCAGAACTTCGCGGCTTCGCTGACCGGGTGGCAGTCAACAACGACCGCCAACGCGCAAGCCGTGGTCGACGGCATTATCAACGGAGCGACCAACGCATCCGGGTCTGGCTATGCGACCTCGGAGGTCCAAGCTGCCGTTGCCGGTCTCGCCACCGGGTATGCGACGCCCGCTTACGTGTCGAATCTGACGGATATGGCCACGGTCCCGCGTCAGTCGGTCATTGGATGGTCAACGCAGATACCGAGCGGATGCCCCCTGGTCTGTTCGTCGTCGGGGCTGCCAACGTTCCCTCCACAGGTGGACAAGTTCGGATCACCGGGCACGGGCACCGCCTACTTCACCCCCATTGTCTCGGACCGGAAGGGCACGCTGGGAAAGCTGCGATTCATCACTGGAGCGGACGGTGCACTCTTCTCCATCGACGCATGGTTCCTCGACGTGTACGTCTACTCCGGGGGCACCCTCACCAAGGTGACGAGCAACGGAAACCTGAAGTCCGCCATGATGTCATCCCTTGGCGAGCAGAGTATCGACATTTCCTCCTTCGGAATCAACGTCGTGCCAGCTGAGATCCTGTTCGTCGCTCACCTCCAGCAGGCGCCCGGATTGGCCCAGACAGCTCGCAGCTACGCTGCCGCCCCGAATAACGGAGTTCCACGGGCTGACGTTGTGCTGCAACACGCGTACTACACCCAGACCGGACTCAGCACACTGCCTCAGACCGTCAGCCTCTCCAGCCTCACGGGCGCAGATCGAATGATCCCCTGGGCGGCAGTCAGCGTTGTCTCGTGACCGGCTGGTCACCGTCGGGTCCGTCCGACCAGTCCCAACCGCTCAACGGATGGTCACCGCCCGGACCGCCGACTGTGACCGCGCCGCGCGTCGGCTGGTGGTACGAGCCCGTCGTCGCGGCTCTGCTCTCCGGATCGGGCCAGCTATCGGTCAGCGCGTACGTTCGCGTGCCAGCCGCCGTCAATCTCGCAGGAGCAGGACAGCTCTCGGTCGCGGCGTACGCCATCACCCCGGCCGCCGCGCAGTTCGCCGGAGTCGGAGCGCTCACCGCCACCGCCTACGCCCGCGTGCCTGCCGATGCGCAACTCATCGGCGCGGGTGTGCTCGCCGTCGCCGCTCAACGCTGGTACCAGTACGTCACTGCCGCCCTCGCCGGTAGCGGCGCATTGTCGGTGGGCGCCTACGCCAGAGTGCCCGCCACGGTGGCCCTCGCCGGTGCTGGAGCGCTCGCCGTCGGCGCAGCATTCCCAGCGAAGTCCGCGACCACCACCACCTACGCCACCGCAGGCACCTCGACGTACACCATTCCCTGGTGGTGCCGCTACATCGACGTCATCATGGTCGGCTCAGGCGGTGGCGGATCCGGAGGCGACACCGGATTCGGTGCCACCGGCAACGGCGGGTCGGCCGGATCCTGGACCGCGGTCACCCTCACCCGAGGTGTCGACATCCCTTGGAACGCAACCACACTGACCGTCACCGTCGGCACCGGCGGCACCGGCGGCGCCAAAGGCACAAGCGGCAACACCGGCACCGCCACCACCCTCACCTACACCGACCCGTCAGGCACCAGTCACACCGTCACCGCAGCAGCCGGAGCGGGTGCACCCTACGGCGGCGGCACCGGACAACCCGGCGCATCGCCGGGGAACGAGACCTACAACGGCGTCACCTACACCGGGGGCGGCACCGCAACCTCCGGCTCGTCCGGCTCGGCTGGAAAGTCGCCCGGCGGTGGTGGTGGCGGCGGCGCGGGCGGCTACTTCGGTAGCGGCAGCCCCGGATTCAACGGCGCACCAGGCGCATCCTGGCTCGTCGCGCGACAAACCTAAAGGAGACCCACATGGTCGCAGTCACCAGCACCAAGCAAACACTCGCCGCGTACTACGCCACTCTCGGACCGTATTTCGGCCTCGCAACCGGCAGTCCGGGAGCCACGGCTACGCCCGCCAACGAGGCATCCGGCGGCTCGTACGCCCGCGTCGCCACCACCTGGTCGGCCGGATCGGGCGGGGTGATGAACGGGAGTGCCGTCACCGTCAACGCCCAGGCTGGCACCTACACCTACGCCATCATGTGCTCGGGAGCGTCGGGCAACAACATGATCGACAACGTCGCCATCACCTCAACAGTCCTGTCAGCTCCCGGGCAAATCGTTCTGACACCGACCTACACACAGTCATGACCGCCCCCGTCCACGGCGACGGCCGTCTCGCTATCACCGTGTGGCCCACCTTCATTGGCGTCATCGGACGCTGCGCCGACGGAACCCTCGGAGAGCCCACCCACCACCCCGACTATCGGCGATCCCAGATCACCTGGACCACAGGCGTACTCGTCACCGGACGCGCCCGGATCGCCGCCCCCGCAGGAGAGTGGACACACTTCGCCTACTTCCGTGGCCCTGGCGACCACGAGCCCGTCGGCGAGCCGGTCCCGATCGGTCAGTTCCCCATCCGCCTACCCGCAGGCGGCGTCATCGACGCCGATCCCATCATCGTCAACTGAAAGGGCGACCATGTCTCTCTTCGCCGACGTTTCGGAGTTCCAGAACGTCGTGAACGACTCGTACCCGTACCAGATCCTCTCGATTCGCGCGAACGATGGCACATACCGCGACGGACACTTCGCCGCCAACTATCTCTGGATGTGCGACGCTCTCAACAGCGGTCGTCTCGCGTGCGGAATCGTCTACGCCTACTGGCGCACGAACTGGCAGGACACCGTCAACACGATGCGGTCGATGATCGACTCCTGCGGTGGCCTGCACCCCAAGGTCATCCTGATGATCGACCTCGAGCGCGGCGGCAACCCGGCCGGCGACGAGACCGGAGCCGTAGACGCGACGGTCGACGCCATGGCCGCCTACGCCGGGAACCTCAAGCGGGTCATCGTCTACGCGAACTCCGGCGACTTTCATGAGATGTGGGCGGAATACTCGACTCGGCTCCCACAGATCGGCGGCCTGATCGCGGCCGGGTACGGCGCCAATCCTGGCCTGCCGTACCAGATCGCCCACCAGTACACCGACGGAAGCGGTTACGGCGGTGGACTTCCCGAAGGAACGGCACCATTCGGGAACTGCGACATGAACAGTGCCGACAACCTCACCCCGCAGCAGTTCGCGTCGCTCTGCGGTGTCGGCCCGACGAACCCCGGAGGCATGACCGACGCGCAGTACGCCCAATTCGCCACCTACATGGGGCAACTCGGACCCTCGTGACCACCGAGAGCGCCGCGGCCGAATGGCTCGCGCAGCAACGGCGCCGCACCGACGCCACCGAGCACGTCGCCCGACTACTCGCCAACAACGCCCAACTGAGACCCCTGAAAGGAATCCCGATGTCCGATCCCGTCGCCAACGCCTCCCAATTGGGAGACGCACAGAGCACGTGGGGCAAGACCCCGCGTCAGCTCGCCGCCCAGTACAACGCCGACCAGTCCGACTGGGGCCGCGTCTCGATCGAGCGCGCCGCACTCCTCGCGGGCAACACGCAGTTGTCGTGGAGCCCCTACGCCAACGGCAACACCACCAAGTTCGACGTCGAAGCTCTGATCCGGGCGACCGACGCCCGCTCGGATGCCATGTACGTCGAGGCCGGCGCCGCATTCGGCGACCCCGATTCCATCTCTCGCCTCACCGCCGCCGCAGCAGCGGGAAACGCCCGCGCCATTGCGTGCTGCAAGCACCTCGGCCTCACCTACGGGAGCGCATCGTGAAGTACAACAAGGCAATCTGGTCCGGGGCACTGTCGGTCGCCTCGGGGCTTGTGTTCATCTTGACCGTCGCACAGCCATACCTTCCGACGAAGGTTGGTGTGCCCATCGGCATCATCCTGCTGATCGCGATCCCCGTCGTCACCTACCTGGTGCCCAACTTCGACCGCATCAGGGCCGATGCGGAGAAGGTGCTGAAAGACGCCAAGACCGGCAACGTCACCGCAGTGGTGCACGACGGCGCCCTGTTCGTTCGTGAGGACCTGGAGCCCGCACTCACAGCGGGGCAGGCATATCGGCAGAAGGTCGACAGCGAAGGAGCGACCGCGATCCTCTCCGGCGCAGACGGGCTGATCGGTGACGTCGAGCGCTATGCGCCAGCGCTCGGGAAAACCGTCCCTGCCGTCACCGAGGTGACCGCCGAGATACCGAAGGTCGAGCAGGCCGTGCACGCGGCGCGGGCAGGTCTCGCGGGCATTGCGAAGTTCACGGATACCCCCATCGCCAACGAGGCGTTGGCAGCCGCATCGGAGGCCAGCGCTGTCGCCACCAAGGTCACCCCGATCGCCAACGTGGCCGTCGCCGACGCCGAGAAGGTGATGTCCGCGCTACCGGTGGCCGACCTCCGCAAGGCACTCGGGTTGTGACGGCTCAGGCGAAGCTACTCGCACACGAGTCGGCCCGGTGGCTTTCCGTGCTCCTCCTCGGATTGGCGGCTGTGCTGATCCTTGGTGGCCAGCAGCGAGTCTCGGGCCCGTCATACAAGTTCGTCCACGACCTCGGCGGCTCCGACGTGTGGGGGCTGCTGTTCTTCGCCGGGGCGTTTGCGGTAGCCATCGCCAGCCTGAAGTGGCCCAGGGCGCTGAAGTGGGCGCTACGCCTCGCCGCAGTGAGCTTCCTGCTCTTCGCCCTCGCCGGGATCGGCGCGGCCATCGCCTCGCCGATCGCCGGCCTCACCGGGATCGTGGTGTATCTCTGGCTGGCCTGCTGGGTCGTGTGGGTCGCAGCCGGGGTGGATGATGTCCGCTGACGAGCCCGCACCCCTTGTGTGGGTCGGCGTCCGGGGCGCTGCCCCGTTCGAGAAGGCCGTCTTCTGGGCAGGCGTCCTACTGGGCCTGATCAGCCTGTGTACCGAGGTGGATGTGTCCAACGCTCTCGCCGCGTCGTGGCCGCAGTACTTCCGTATGGGCAACGACGTCTTCTATGCCATCTACGGGATCGGCGGCCTCATCGGCGTGGTGGCGACGTGGCGTACCTCGGACTGTCCCACGATCTCTCATCGGCGTGCGACTTCCGAGGCGTGGGCGCTGTTCGTGTGCGCGATGGCTCAACTGGCCTACTCTGCTGCGGCATTCGATGCCGGACACGGCGGTATCCACGGCGGTGTGGTTGGGGCACTCCTGGCCGCCGCCTGTGCAATTCGTATCCGGCAGATCCGGTCTGATCTGAAAAAACTACGGCAGGTGAGAGACGGTGACGAGTGATCACGCAGGTAATCGCGATCTTCACAGCACTCTCCGGCGCGGGCCTGCTGTCGTGGATCGCGGCGCTGGTCAAGCAGTGGATGGACCGTGGGCATCGACGAGTCCATGACGAGTCGATCGTGGCCGCCACCACCCGCAACCTCATCGAGCCCGTCCAACAGGAGTCGGAGCGTCGCCTGCAACGAATCGTGTTCCTCAAGAGAGTGATTCGGCGGCTGGACGACCACCTCGACGACTGCCGAGATGCGGCACGCAATGCGGGAATCACCCTGCCATTGATGGACGACGACCTCCGCAACCAGATCGACGAGATCGGAGAATGACAATGCAGATCACCAAGGTCATCCGCTGCCGTGGGATCGGCGAAGACCCCACCGGCCACGACACAATGCTCGAGGGGGTCACCGATCTCATCCCCGGGATCGAGACAGTCGAGCTGCCCTGGTCGGCTCAATACGGCCCCGTGGGACGTGCAGGCCTCACCGGCGACGACTACCTCCACGCCCTCCAGCAAGGCGTGGCCCTGGCGCTCGCCGAACTCGATCGAGGGCCCGCCGCCCTCTTCGGATACTCCGGGGGTGCCCAGCTCGCCCACATGACCGCGGCGCACGGCCACCACAACCTGCAGGGTGTGGGATTCATCGCCGACCCAGCGATGCCGAAGGGGATCGGCCCCAACTACGGGGTGACCGGCGCCGACCCTGAGCCCATCAGCGTGCCCAAGCACTGGGTGTGGAACCCGCTCGACATCATCTGCCAATGTCCGGCCGACTCGCCGATCCGCGACGTCGCTGACTTCTCGGAGTCCTTCTCCGCGCAGAACTTCCCCGGCTGGACCTGGGACATGCTCGACGACCTCCGATTCGGGCGCTGGCAGGTGCTGGGGAAGTACCTGTTCATCAGCCCTGTGGACCAGTGGAGGCGGTGGGGTGCGGCGATCGCCGGCGCCACTGGGTACCTCAATGGCACCGAGCATGTGGCGGCTTATCATGGTGCGCGCCAACGGGAGCTGGCCGACTGGGTGAAGTCGCTGTGAAGCATCTGCCGCCCGAACGGGCGTGGGCGCTGATCGCGGCGTTCGTGGTCGCCTATGACCTCGCATGCCATCGCGGGCAGACGCTCTCCGAGGAGGCCGACCGATGGACGAAGGCACACCCGGTGCTCGCTAGGGCCGGAATCCTCGCCGTCGCACTACATGTCGCCAATGTCGTCCCTGATCGGCTCGACCCGCTGCATCGGATTGCCGAGATGCTCCCGAAGACGGAATGCGCGGCAAAATCGGAAAACTATTGTGCAACAACATAATTGAGTGCTACAGTAAAGGCACAAGTTCAGAGCGGGTGAGGTTCAGGAACATACACTGACGCCAACCGGGACCAGAGGCCAGCTCCTCCGTCACCGACCGGCCACAGATCAAGAAACACTGGGAGCCCAATCGCAGAGAGTCATGATGCGACACCCGCTCTGAGCCTGGACAACCACTAAGCCGCCCCCGATCCACACGGATCGGGGGCGGCTTCGTTTTTGCTCCCTCAGCGAGACCGCTTCGTCGTCACTGGCGTGGTGACCCGGTGCGCAAATCGCCGGTACGCATTCTGACGTGCGATACCGAGCGCATCACCGATGTAGTCCCAGCTCATTCCCGCATCCCGTGCCGACTGCACGGCCTGCAAAAGGATCTGGTCGCTGGCCTGATTCAGCCTTTCCGACGTCGCCAGAGCGGCGAGGAGCTGATCGTGTCGCCGGCCGAGTGAGAAGTAGCGCCCCTCGGCTGCGAGGTCGGACAGGGCCTGTAGCGCGGAGCGAAGGGAGGCGCCGGCTCCTGCGTCGAGCGCGTCCTGGTAGGCCCAGAGTGCGTCGTAGAGGTCGCGATCTTCCAAGACCGGGCGCCCCGCCGCGTCCCAGCGTCCATGGGTGTCGATCGCCAGTGCCTCTGCCGCCGTCGGCTGGTCAGGCAGGATGCCGTACTTCTCGACGGCATCTTGCAGCGCGGCGTAGACCTCGTAGCCGCTGGCGCTGCCGCCGGACGCGTACAGGGCTGCGGTGAATGCGGCGTGCTCGCTGTAGTCGCGAGGCATGTCCTCGGGGGTGTGTGTCATCATGGTGATGACATTACACCGTCATCATCATGATGACAAGGTGTAGCGATCAGCCATTCGGTTCCCAGTCGTCCCCCAACACCTCGGCGATCCGCTTCACCAGCCCCGGCATCTCCCGCCGACGCCCGTACATCACCTCGTCGATCTCCACAGCCAGCGCTTCCAGCTCGGGGTCCGGTCGCGCCCACGCCGACGGATCACTCTCGAGCATCGCGGCCTGCTCGATGGCCTGACGCTGGCGCATCAGATCGCGGATATCGCGGGCGGCAGCGGAGAGGAGAGCGCGGTCGATCACGGGGTGAGCGTAGATCTGGGGTGTGACACGCAATCGATTGACGGAAACTCGGGGATTCACGTCGCGTCAGCACCCATAGGTGGGATAGAACATGACGTGTGAAGAAGGCAATCGGCGCAATCGTTGTACTCCTGGCCATCGGTTGTGCAGCCGGTTGCGGGACCAGTTCAGATTCGAGTACCACCGCCGGCCGACACAGCTCATCGGCCACATCGGCATCGACCGCGACAGAGACCGCGGACGTCCTCAACAAGGCGGTCGGGCAGTCGGCCGGATGGAACTGTGCTGACGCCTCCGACGAAAGCTGTTCACTCGCCTTCACTGTCACTGCACTCGACAGGGTGCCTTCGGCCAACTGCTCAGACAGCGCGCCTCCGCCTGCGGGTTCCGAGATCTACCGACTGGCCATCGATGCGCAGGCCTACCATTCAACCCCGGCGCCCAACGCAACCTTGCCTCCGGGGTTCGTCATCTCCTCGGACAACTGGTACGCGATCGACGCGGACGGATACGGCACGAAGGCCGATGTCGCCATTGGGTGTGGCGACTTCGATCCCGGACCTTTCTATCGGCCTCTCAGTGTTGGCCAAAAAGGCCGTGGAAGCATCCTGTTCGCTCTTCCTGCGGGCTCCCGCGAACTTGAACTGCGCGAACAAGGTACGCCGGGAACGTGGCGCTGGGCGCTGCCGGCGGCGTGAGATTCGTTCGGGGCGACCGCGTCCACATTCTCGGCACTGACCGATGGGGCAAGGTGGCGGGCGAGCTCCGACCGCTCATCGCGGTCGACCTCGACGACGGCGACAGGGGAGTTTTCGCGGCCGAGGAACTGGAGCATCTGGACTGACCGTCATCACCCACGGTTTACCCACGGTAAATAACTGGAATGATGCGCCTCAATAGAGAGCAGACGGACAGGCGAAGTCTCTCACCTGCACCTAGGGCAACGGCATGGACCGCTAGGACCCAGGCGTACCAGCCGACGCATCGAGTAGGTCAGGGGTTCGATTCCCCTTAGCTCCACCAAAGTGTTCTTACTCGAACCGGTGCCCAAAAGGATGTCGGCGAGGGATAGAGCCAGATCAGAAGAAGACGAGTCGTCACCTACAGCCACCGAGGCCTCCGCAAGGGGGTCTCGGTGCGTATCTGGCTCCGTGTAGCCAGCCATCACAGTGGTCGGTCTCGCCTTCCGCGTGAGCTGGTGCGCAGCATAGAAGTCGTCGAACGGCGGATTGTGACGGCTGCCCTGCACCCCATGCTCATCGACGTAAAAGTGCTGGTAAAACGCCTGGTTGAGGTTTCGCCGTATGGTGTCGTTCCCGTCGCGGTAGTAGACGGCTGGGTTGGACACGAGTTCGAGGGCTTCGATCAGCACTCCGGCTCCGGCGGCAATCTCAGCCGATGTGTTGGCCAGTCCTGCCTCGGCTGATGCGCGGTCAGCCTGGATCTTGCGGAGTTTGGCCCTGACCTTGGCCTGCGGAAGGGCTTCGTCAGCGAGGACGTCGATGAGTCGGTCTTCCTTGGCTTCGAGTTCTTTGAGTCTGCGTTTCAGGGATGCGTGGAGTTCGGTCACGCTGCGTTGCTCGTCGGCCATGGCGTCCGCGAGTACTTCTCGAACGCGAGTAACAAAGTGCGGCGGAAGTGTCATCGCGAAGTAGTGATCTACGATCGCCTGCTCGACTCCTTCGGCGGGAAGGTGCGGGAGGTCGCAGACGCCGTCCTGACGTCCTCGACACAAGAAGTAGGCGTACCGCCGACCTGAGCGACCCCGGGCCTCTGTGAAGATGAGCCGGGATACCTGTCCGCGCTCTTCGCATCGGGCGCAGAACAGTGTGCCTTTGAGGTAGTGCTGGAGGACTCGGTCGCGCTGCCCTCCTTTGCTTCGTAGGTTCATGACGTCCTGCACACGGTCAAACAGATCTTGGTCAATGATCGGCTCGTGCCGCCCCTGGTAGATCTCACCTTTGTAGGTCACGTAGCCCAGGTAGTACTGCTCTCTGAGCATCCTGTGCAGCCATTTGAATGTGACAGGGCGTTCGGGGAGCTTCGGAGTGGCCCGGGTGGTCAGCCCGAGATCAGCCATGGTCGCTTCGAGCCGCTCAAGGCCGTATTCCCCGGTGGCATACAGTTCGAATGCTTTGCGCACCAACGGTGCCCGTTTGGGGTCAAGCTGCACGGTGTTGATCTGTCGGCCTTCATGCTCGACGCGGACGTTCTGGTAGCCGAGCGGCGCTTTGCCTGTGGTGCCGCCGTTGATCGCCTTGTGCTGGAGCTTGATGCGAATGTCTTCGCCGCTGAGGCGATTCTGCACCTCGTTGAAGATGTCGGTGACGGCTTCCATGGCGTCGGCATAGACACCATCACCGAAATCTTCACGTGCAGACACGAGTCTGACGTGGAGCTTGTCCAGGAGGCGTTTCGTTATTGCGGCGTCGATATAGTTCCGGAATGCGCGAGACCTCGCATATACGACGACATACCGAACGTCGGGATTCTCGCGCAGATACGCGAGCATGTCCTGAAAGACTTGGCGCTTCTCGATTGTTGACGCCGAGACGCCGGGCTCAACGAACTCGCGTGCAACGATCGCTCCGATGCTGTCCGCCTTTCGCGTGCTGACCTCACGCTGGGTTGCGATGGAATTTCCATCCGGATCGATGTCAACGGCCGTATCCATCTGCTTCTTGCTCGACACGCGCAAATAGAGCACGGCCTTCCCGGCGCCATCGGTGTTGGTCGCGTGAGTCATAGGTCAGCACTCCTTCGGTGCGCAGGGACATTGTGGGCAGTGAGTGCTGCGTTGCGGGCAGCTTGCGGTGGACAGTCGGTAGTCGCCTCGTGTGCGGACTGCTCGTTTGGATCGCAAGTCATCGACGTAGTGCTCGGCCTCCTCGACAGCGGACTCCGGTAGGTCGGCAAACTTGGCGTTCAGGTACGTGCCGAGGTCCGGCAGGTCGTCGGCGGTGAGCCACCCGACTGTGGTGAATAGTTGCATCGGGCTGATACCAAGTACTTTTGCGATGGCGATCAGACTCTCGACTCGCGGTTTGGCGATCATGCCCTGCTCGATGCGCCAAACAGTTCCAGTGTCGACTCCGGCACGACGAGCGACTTCGTTGACGCTCAATTTCAACTCGCTACGCTTGCCCGTCAGCAGGTTGATGAGTTTCACCGTTTGATCTGGCGTCATTTCTATTAATTCCCCTTCTATTTCCCATTGTATAACGAGGCATTGATTAAAATCAATAGAAATGCGCAATATAACGCCTAGATTGTTCGCAATTTCGGAACGGAATATTTCGGAACCTTTGCAGTTTCGAGGCGGTGCTATGCGCGGGTTATATGTTGGCATTGAATAGCCAGACTCCGCCCTCAGGGTCGTCGATGCTTGCAATGTCGCCGCTGGCTTCGAGGTCGCGGGCGATGGCCGCGTAGTCAATGTGGGTGTATTGCTGTACGTACTCGGGCAGCTTTTCCAGTTCCTGGGTGTAGCCGAGGTCGTCAGCGAATTGTTCGGCGTAGTCGGTGATGGATGCGTAGTGTCCGAGGTAGGCCTCCTGGAAGGCGTCGTCTGGGTCGCTGTCGTCGTCACGTGTGTGGCGCCACGCCGCGTAGGCGTAGCCGTGCTCAGCGATGCCACGCGCGAGTGCGGCGACGTGCTCGATGCGGTCGTATTCGCCGATCTGGCACTGTCCGAATTGGTCGTAGTCGTGGATGGCCCATTCTTCGGCGTCGGGCTCCTGTGAGGTGGCGAGCATGGTCGCGATGTCGGCGTAGATGTCGTCGGGGTCGCGGGCGGTGTTGAGCCAGGTGCCGTGGAGTCGTCCGTTGTTGTAGTCGGCCAAGCTGGCGACGTAGATCGACGGCTTTGGCGACGGGTCGCCTTCGTGGTGGCGCTCGGAGTCTGCGGTACCCGGCTGTGATGGTTCGTGAGGGGTTTCATTCATTCTCACCTCCTTTCGTGGTCATGGGTTGTTGACGGGCCGGGTCGGAACGCGGGGAGAGCGTGGTGCTCGGTCTCCGTGTCCCGACCCTGGCCCTGGGGTTGCGCCGTGAGGGTTCAGCGGCGTCCGTGTGATGCCGCGGGCATCAGGATGTGGTGTCACCTCCCTTCGGGCTCCGGCGCGTACGAGACGTTCCGGGAGCGGGTTCGCCGCCGTCGGCGAACAGGGTGGCGATGGCTTCTTGGCGGGCGGCGGCTTCACGCTCGATATCGGCGCGAGCTTGTGCGGCCTTGCCTGCCAGTTCCGGATCGTCCTTGGCCCGACTGATGTGCTCGGCGATGGCGATCTGGATTTCATCGGTGATGGTTCCGTCGCGCAGTTGGGCAATGAAGCTCAGCTGCGCGTGGACATCGGGCTTGAGTTTGATGCCAAGGGTTTTGACGCCTCGGTTCGACTCATCGGGTGTGGACATTGCGACCTCCTCGGTGCGCTGCGGCCGGTAACCACGGTGTGTGGTTACAGATAACGGCCGCATGACACCGACGAGGCATGAGGTTCATGCAGCTGCCCCTTCGGGTGGTGCCCGGCGTTCTCGCGCGTCGGCGATCCGCTGTTCGGCGGCGGCAGCGAATGCTGGGTTGATCTCGATGCCCATCCAGTCGCGGCTGAGCGTCTCGGCGGCGATAGCGGTGGTGCCGCTGCCCATGAAGGGGTCGAGGACCAAGCCTGGCTCCTTGGCCGCGTGGCATCCGCAGGTCGGTGCAAGGGCGTCGCGGGTAGCGGTTCCGCCGAGCGCGCGGATGACGTTGCGCCGCCACGGTGCTCGGCAGCGCGTGCAGCGAGCTTCGGGGCAGCCGGCGGCGATCATGCGTTCGGCTAGCTTGAGCGGGAAGATCGCATGGTGGGCAGCCCGGTAGCCGCCTGGGGTGATCGTCCAGACGTCGCCGGGGTTCTTGCCGAGGGGATGACCGTTTCGTCCCTGGGCTTTGATCGACTGCAGGCCGCTGGCGGCCATCCCGTTCGGTCCGCGCCACGATTCCCGCGCCTGCCCTGTGGCCTTTGCAGTCTTGCGCTTCGACGTTGATCGGCTCCGTAGCGGTTGGCGGATGGCGTCGAGGTCGAAGAAGTAGCGGGGCTGCTTCGCGAGGACGTAGATGACTTCGTAGGTGCAGTTGAGCCGGTCTGGCACGCTGGTCGGGACCGGGTTCGGCTTGGCCCAGACGATCTTGTTGCGGATGATCCAGCCGTTGTCCTGGAGGCGAAGCGCGAGTCGCTCGGGAGCCATCAGCAGGCTTTTGCGAGCGGCGCCCTGCGACGAGTGGCCTGAGTAGGTGTCGCCGACGTTGAGCCAGAAGGTGCCGGTCGGGACGAGGACACGGCGGACTTCATCACTGAGTGCTACGAGGTGGGTCACCCAGTCGTCGACGTGAGGTTCGAGCCCGATCTGGCCGTCAGCGCCGTAGTCACGCAGACGGAAGTACGGAGGACTGGTGACAACACAGTCGACCGAGCCGTCTGCCAGAGCCGAGAGGTGGGTCAGCGCATCGCCGACCACGATTCGGTTTCGCTCGACTGGTTGTTGATTCGCACTCATCGCAAACCTCCAGTGCCGAGGAGCGGTAGGAGGTCCTCTGGTGCGACGACGCGGAACAGCGCGGTCGGTAGCCGTCGGTCGGCAGCGATTGCGTCGGTGAGATCCTGGCGGCGTCGTTCGGCCCGCTCGGTGTTGGCGTGCGTCACCGACCAGACGACGAGCGGGAACGCACCGTGTTCGGACTGCTCGAAGCCGGTCTGGCGGTAAGCTTCGTACTCGCGGCACTTGGTGAGCAGTGTCGGGATGTGCTCGGTGCCGAGGTCGACTTCGATGAACCAGGCAGAGACGAGGTCGTCGGTTGAGGCAGTTTCGGCGTATAGGTCGGGCTTGAGGATGCGGCGAGCCGATCCGATTCCGGTGAAGCGGCGCCAACTGGCAGGCTCGACGGCACCGTCGACCAGATCGACGTCCCCGGCTCGGTGGGCCACGACGAGGGCAACGTGGGCATCGGCAATGGCGAGGCGGTGGTTGACGAAGCGAGGGCTCGGATCGAACCGCAGGCGTCCGGTTCGCCGCCGGTTGGTTTTTCGGGCCAACATTCGATCTCCGGCTACACCGACGTGGAAGATGAGTCCCGCTGATCCGGCGCGTGTACCGCCGATCCGGCGATCGAGTGTGTCGAGGACGCGAAGTCCTCGTAGGCGGTTCAGCACCCGTCGGGCGATGCGGTTGCGCGCGTTCGAGCTGATGGCGGCGAAATGGAGTCCTTCGATCTGGCGGACAGTGAGGAATTGGTGTTCATCGACGGACGCCAGGATTGCGCGGTCGCGGTCACTAAGACGGTCGGCGATGCGGTCGATGTCGGCGGCAGATAGCCGGCGCCGTGGCCGTGCGGACGGTGTGGTGCCCGTATGGGCACCATCATTCCCTGACGGTACGGATGCGGATGATTCGTTGACCAGGGGTGATACGGACGGTGTGGACGACACGACCGGACCAGCGACCGGATCACCGTATGCTGCCTCACCCGCCCCGTGTATCGCCCCGTTCATGCCTGCCTCCGTCGTCGCCGGGGGCCGCCGATGTCGTCGGCGTCGGTCGTGTGCTGCGCACCCTCGATGAGCGCGGTGAAGCTGGCTTCGATGTCGGCGAGCGGTTGTCCGTAGCGGTCGCGGCTGCGACGGCGAATGGCGGCGGGGTCGCTGCTGGTGGCTGGCGCGGGGTTGGTGGCTCCGGACGCCCAGGGCTGGACGGCGTTGTCGCGCACCAGGCTGGCGTAGATGTGGTGGGCCGGGAGCCGGGTGAAGTCCTCGACAGTGAGGACGGATTGCCCGGCCACCATTTCCTTGGCGTCACCAGCTTGGAGCTGGAAGCAGACGCGCGAGCGGGCGTTGTTGCGGAATGCGTCGAGCATCGACGATGGCAGCTGCTTCTCATACTGGTGAGCCAGGTGAAACCCGGCGCGCAGACTCCGAGCGGTTGCCAGGGCGTCGCCGAGATCGGTGGGAAGTCGGAGGTAGTCCTGCACCTCGTCGATGTAGATCATCACCGGGTCGCGTTGGTCTTCGGGTGTTCCGACGCGTTCGCGGATGGCTTGCCAGAGTTCGGCGACGACCAGCGCGCCGAGCAGTTGGGCGTTCTCCGGCCCAACAACACCTTTTTGGAGCGGGACGAGCAGCACCTTCTTCTCCGACAACGCCTGCCGCACGTTGAACTTCGGATGTTGTTGAGCCAGCACATCGCGAAGAGGCCTGCTCAGCAGCGGGCGCAGCTTGTTGCTCAGGGGTGCGATGGTGGTGGCGGTTGCTTCCGGCGACAAGCTGTCGAACCACTGCCAGAACGGCCCAGCGGCAAACGGGTCGGACTCCATGACGCCGCGGGTCAGGCGGCGGCGGAAGCCGGGATTGGTCAGCAGCAACGGCAGCATGACGAGGCTGGCGTCGTCGCGGCGGGCGAGGAGATCGAGGCAGTTACGCAGGATGTCGGCCGATCGCGGCCCGAGACCGTCGCCCCAGATGGCTTTGAGGGTGCCGAACAGGGCGTCGGCCACCACCTCGGGTGAGCGCCCGTGACGGTTCTGGGCATCGAGCGGATTGATGCCGACGGGTGCTTCATCGAACAGGTCGAGCACGACGATGTCGCCCTGGCGCTTCTCCGGTATGCGGGCCAGGAGGTCGGCGATCAGGTCCTTCGGCTCGATGACCACCACGGGGCGGTCGGCTTCGAGGTCTTGGATGATGAGGTTTAACAGCAACGTCGACTTGCCGACGCCGTTCGGTCCGATCACCCATGTGTGCCGGAGTGCGTCGGTGACGTTGTAGCCGATGGTGCCGTGCGCGCCTGGTGCGCTGGCTTCGGCGACGACGCGCACACCTTGTGTGAGGGCATTGCTTGGCCGGACGGGGCGAGGGTGGATCGGTGGCTGGCCGGGAAAGTGTTCGTCGCGATCGGCGATGGGCCACCCTGACAAGCGCGCTACTTCGGTGACGGTGAGGCGCTGGGATGGCGTGAACATTGACCATGAGGCGCGCGGTGTGTTGACGCGGGCGCTATTCTCTTGCCGCAGCATGATCCGAACGTCGGGTGCTTCGGTAGTCCCGATTGCCGCTGAGAGTCCGGTCAGCAGCACCTTTCGCCGCTCGGCGGTCCCTGCTTTTGCGCCGAGGCGGACGGCGGCGGTGAACGCGTGCTGGCCGAGCTTGTGTGTGAGGGCCTGTTTGGCGTCGGGGCGGTTCTCGCTGAGGACTCCGTGGATCAGCTTCGACACTGTGGGCTGGTTGTCGCGCATCAACGTCTGAGGCGGACTCTGGGGGTGATGGCGGGGGCCAAGCACGATCTGGATGGTGAGTTGTTCACCCTTCCCGACCGCAGTCAGGGCGTGCAGGATGGAGCGATGTGAGGCCACCGCGTCGACGGGCTCCAGTTGACGAAGGCTGGTACTCAACTGCACTCGGCGGGCCGTGGTGACGTGTTCCCGGTCGGCAGTATCGAAACTGGTGACGATGGCGCCATCGACGAGTTGCTCAACAGCACGCCGGACGGCCGCCCGGTGCCGGAGCTGACTCCCGATTAGGTATTCTACGCCAGTCACGTCGGCACGCGCTTCGAGGATCAGTTGAGGTGCATGGGTCCGTGCAGCAAAGTGCCGCAGCAATCCGAACGCTGTCGTCTCTGGAAGTGGTTGCGGCCAAAACAGCTGTTGCCACACCATCGATCCCGCCGACACGGTGGTCTCACCCAGCTCAGTCATCGGCAGACTCCATTGCATCGGCCTGCTCTTCCGATGTCGACTTGTCCACGTGAGTTCCGGTCAGCGCCTGATCGATATCTGCTTGTAGTTCGGCCTCGCGCATGGCCATCGCGATCACCGCACGGCTGAGCTTGCGGAGGTCTGGCTGGTCGCGCCGAACCCCGTGCACGACGATCTGGCGATCTGACTTCGGCGTACCCCGAGCCCCACGCCGATAGTTTGTTCTTCCTGTTTTAGACATAGCTGTCCTCCAATGTGAATTACGTGATAAATGAATGGGCCGCATTGAATTAGTGCAACTCGCCGGCTATTGTCTATTGAATTAAATCAATAAGCAATAGACTCGGTCTGCATTTCAATTGTTCGAATCTCTACTAACAGGGATGAATGTGAGACAAATTCATGAATGTGGAATTCACAACGTTGAGCATTTATGACATGGAATCGACCGCCGACAGCGTCGGGTGCTACCAGCCACGAAAGCGCCGATACACCAGAGCGCTGCTACTGCCGACGATCACGACGATGGCGATCGTGACACATAGCGGCACCCAGATCTCGCGCAAGATGTAGATTGCTCCGGCCAGCGCCATGACGGCAATTAGGACAGTGATGCAGGTATCGAGTAGTCGGCCACCAAGCCCGCCGGGGTCGCCACTCACGACGACTCCCGGCGTATCTCACGCAAAATGCCCTGCTCGAACCCGAACCGTTGGCACTCTAGATCGAACAGTTCCTGGTCGGCTGGAAACCGACGTGTCACCGCGTTGATGATCACCTGGCCCAAAGTGTCGGCCTTCAGGAAGGCGTATTCTAAACTGCCTGAACTGAATCCGTCGCGCTCCAGCTCGGACAGATGCCAGAGTGCCAGCGCGTACTCATCAGGGAGCGAGAAGCTCAGGTCGTGTTCGACGTGGGCCACGTCGTGGACGTACCTCCACGCGAAGTTGGCGTCGGGACTGGTCAGGATCACCGAGGCCGAGTTCTCCGACGACACCCGCAGCGACGCACCCGACCGCTTCGAGCGAGCGAATGCCGCACACAGATCGGGGTAAGTCGATGGCGCGTCCGCACGGGGTACCCAGGCGAAGCCCTCGCGGCGGACAGTGTCCGTGGCGGTCTGCATCACCCAGCGCGTGAGATTGTCTCTCGCTCGTGCGATCTCTGCGGTGGAGACGTAGTCGGATTGCGTGCCCACGAGCAGGTCGGTCAGATCTGGCGTGGTGTCGGTCATTGCACACCGCCCCGTCCGACGCAACGGGTGCACTGGCAGACGATGCTGTGAGGTGCGGCGGCTTCCGCCATCTGCTGGATCGCTGTCGTCGTGAGTCGGTTGATCCGAGCCTCGGCCAGTCGGCGCTCGCGGTTGACGCGGGCGATCTCGGCGTGCCGGTCGGCTTCGTCGCAGAGGCTAGCAACGAAGCCGACCAGGAACAATACGGCCAGGAGTCCAGCGACCACGGCGAAGATGATCAGGAGCATAATCATCGGCGGTTCACCGCCCGACTGGTATCCGCGACGATCTGGCCGACGCCCATAACGGTCATCGTCTTGATGAAGTCCAGGTCGCCGGACGCAGCTGGTGCCGCGAGGGCGAGCTGTTGCTGCATCTGTGCTACCAAGGCGACCTGCTGCATGGCGTAGGCACCGGTGCGGGCGACAGCATCGACCTTGACCTGCTGAATCTCGCCAGCGGCGGCAATTCGGGCGGTCGTGATGTCAGTGCCGTGATCGATGGCGGCGAGGTCGCGGGCGGTCTGGCGGGCCAGCCGGCCACCGGTGGTTGGTCGGCTTGGGAATGTGGACTGGGTGTATGGCTCGATTGATGGCATTGGAATGCTCCTTCGCGAGTCGGGCTATCCGGCGTCTGCCGGACACCACTTACGATTCAGCCGAACGGAGGACATACGCTAGGTCACAGACTGGGCATATACTGGGCTCTCACGAACTGCCGCCCGACCTGCGAAGGGAGCCTGGTGACCACGACGAAGCTTCCGGTGCAAAAGCAGCCGCCGCTGCTCGAAGACCTTGTCGAGCCACTCAAGGAGATCCTCAAGACGGGCTTGCCGGTCAGCTTCGACTTCGGCGACATGAATCTGCTGGCGCTTCGTGGAGTCGTCGCGCGATCTGTGATGCCACACGATCGGCTCAGCCGTATCAAGGCCCTCAACGAGCTGCTCGCCCGCCTGCTTGTTCATTACCCGGACGATTCGCTCGGTGAAGCAGCACGGATCGTGTTCGGTCTGGCACCGGGCGTTCGTGGTTTAACCCTCACGCAGCGCAGAGAACGGGCAGCGTCAGAGATCGAGCGAGAGGCCGACCACTTTCGCAAACGCATCGAGCCCAAGATCGTACGTGAACTCGCTAGACAACTGCATAGCGACTCACAAAACTACGTCCCGCGCACGACGCCGACCCCGGAGCCGGTAGAAGTATCTGGCGATACGCCCTACATCGCGGTGGGAGACGTTGCCAGCCACGACAAGGCGCTGCGCGAAGAAGCGGTATCCCGGCTGTGGGCAAACGTATACGCACTGCGCGCCGAAATCCTGCGCGTCGAGCGGCTGAAGAACTGGCCGTACGACCCCACAGAACCGCAGCTCAGCCAAGACAAGCTCCACGAAGCGCTCAAGGCGCGTACGTCAGCACGGACCGACGCCCAGCGTGCAATCCAGGAGTTCGTCGCAGACCACGGATCGGCCATCACCTCAGGAGCCGCCGAGTTCAACGTCGAAGGACTTGAACGGCTGGTGAGATGGAACACATGAGTCACGCCGCACCAGCTCTGCCACTGATGGGCCGCTAATGGCAGTGCGCAGAGGTGGGACTGAACGATGAATGACCATGGTTGTCGTTTCAAGGAAGTCCAGGTGTCTGTCAGCACAGACGCCCTCACAGCCTTGCCGACTACGAAGGTCACAGCCACGACACACAAAGCGATTACAATCTGCCTCCAGGCAGGACTTTTAACGAGCGAAGGCAACTGATGACCCCTCTCTTGCAGCGGCACATCTCTAGTCGCGAGCACGCTGTCAATATCGAGCGTCCCGACTCGGGCGAGGCGGCTCGTTGGATCGAGTTGTGGCGAGGAGACGCACTCGCATCGAGGCTGCGGATCTCGCTGACTGCGCAATGCAACTTCGGGTGCTTCTTCTGCCACAACGAGGGACAATCGACCGGAAGCTCCGTGTTGCAGCGCAACCTCGGAATCGACGACTATATGCGGGTTGTCTTTGCCGCTGCCGATTCAGGCATCACTGATATTAAATTGACGGGTGGGGAACCCCTTCTCTATCGCGATGGGACGCGGGGGATTGTTGAGTTAGTCGATCAGTTGTCGAAAGTACGTGATTCGTATCCGATCAATATCTCGATGACAACAAACGGCAGCCTACTTCGTCGGTATGCGCGCGACCTGAAGTCAGCGGGACTTGACCGCGTAACGCTTAGTATTCATTCGCTCAGCGAAGCGGGATTCACTGCATTTATCGGGAAAACGGTTTCTAGCCGGTATCAGTCTCCTGAGGCGGCCCTCGCCATTCTGCGGGAGGTGAAGTTTACGCAGACTAAAATCAACACAGTCGTGTTTGGTAGCGAATCTGCTGGTAGTCTATCGGAATTACGCGATATCGACCAACTTTCGAGGCAGTATAACGTTGTTGATCATCGCCTGTACACCATAATTGATTCCGAACGCAATGGCGTGAGCGACGAGTGGGTCCGTTATTGGAACGACGGACGGCTCCCCATGGAAGTCAGTCGAGCCCTCAGTCTCAATACGCAGGACTCACAGATATTTTGCGATTCGGTTGAAGAGTATATCGGAACGCGGTCACCGGATTTGCTTCCTCGAAGCATTCTTAGGTTGAAGATCGGTGGTGCGTCATACAGCATCGAAGCTATGAAGCCGGGTCGCTTTGTCTCTCAAGGCCTTTCCGATGAGGGGCCATACGCACTGCGGCTAGCTGCAGATGGCACACTGCGCAGTTTTCTACCCCCGGTTGAGCGCGACCCAGCTCCGACCGAAAATCTGACATCCTCAACCGGTGTACTCGCGTCTGCTGAGGTGCTTCGTCGTTGCTTCGACACCGCCCGGGCAACGCTAGCAAAGAGCTAACGGCGTGCCCACGGGTGTAGGCGAGTTTCGGTTAGGGAAGCTCGATGTCTGGTATATGCATGCAATCGATATATCTGCACTAACTTCGGAATGGGATACTCTCTGGGATACTCTAATTAAGGTAAGGTCCGCAGTAGATCTGAGAGACGCCGCATTTTCATTGATCGTGGATAGCAATGGTGTGGGTCGCTCATACTCCGAGGATATGCAGACATGGATGCAACAGGCCAGAGCGCGGCGCGGAAAAGCAATCTGGAACGACGCCTTTCTCAAGGAAGAGGCGCCGTTCAAGATTGGTATTGACTCAAATCTATCCAGCGGGGACGTATCGCTACCAACCAATGAGCGCCTCTCGCGGGAGGCTACCGATGATCTGCATTACGCCCGGTTTGTATCGCACTCGATGAAGATCTACCCCGAGGGTGTCATAACGTACTCGATCTGCTACCGCCTCGTCCACAAAGTTTCAACCTCGATCGACGCGGAAAATTCACAACCTCCCCTATCTACACCCCGCGCCATCGCTATTTTAGACGGACTAGAAGATGTATCCTGGTTATCCTTCAAACAGCTCGTCCAAGACTGGCTCCGAGGGAATACCGTAGCTGAGGGACTTTGCAAGGCATTCTCGGTCGAATCAGAATTCGATTGTACCGAACTGCAAATGAATGATTTCAAACGACGAAGTCGAACGCATAAGCTCTTGGTTCTTGAGGCGGTACTACGACCAGCAATCGATGGCGAGCATAGCGATTCCGGTTTCGACGGATGGTGCCGGGTTTCTCCTGAAGATGCGCTACTCGACCCGAGTGTAGCCGGGCTTCTAAACACGGCGACATGGTACAAGGAGTACCGGCCTAAGTACCTAATAGGGTTGGCTGAGAAGAACATTGGTTACCGCATCGATGAGATCTACCTGACAGACCGCAAAGCATCTTTGGTGTCCAATGCGGGGTTCTGGCACCAGGACAACCCTCTGCAAGAGTACAGAAAGGATATATGCATTGTCATCGAGTATTGGCTCGCCAAACTCGTTCAGGCACATGCGCTGTTACGATTCCTGCAGGAGCATCGAACAATACGCGAAATTAGCAACGTTACCCCGTCGGAAGCTCTGGATCCCGTGGTTGTGTCAAAGCGGGCTGTTGCTCGACTCCGGGAATCGCTGGATCCATCTCGCTTAATCGACCATGGATTTACCACGGCGTTTATGATGCGGATGCGAACTGAAATGGAATTAGATACGCTGCTTCGGTTTATTGACGAGCGCGTCGATGACGCCGCGACGAATATCGCCCTCCGGTCGGCGGTAACTGCGGAGGGTGTGGTCGCGCAGAAATCGCTGAAAATCGGATACTGGACGCTCGTATTTACGATCATCGTTCTCATCGTGACCTTGATCGGCGTGGCGGTAAATCCCTTCGTTACATGACATGCTATGGCGATAATTCTGCCAGTCACAATGTCAATTCGTTGACATTGTGGCCGGAATACTCTATATATAGGGCGAGAGTACTCTGAAATTCTGCGGTAGGTCTGCGTGAGCCGGAACCTGTCGCAGAAGCGATGGGAATCCTGCATCAAAGGAGACTCTCGTGAAGAGACCATTGTGGGTAGTTTTGTTGACCGCAGTTGCTATTTACTTTGCAGTAGGGGTGTCGACGACGTCCGTCCTCGATCTCGGTGCGAAGATGGCATTATCAGGTATAAGTATCTTGATAGTGCTGGTGGGAATGATTTCCATGTTCACCAGGCGCGATTGACGAAACTGGCCTTCTGAGCGCTACCGCTCAGAAGGCCTCTTTCTAAGCTGAGGCTAACAATGTTCGCTGGAGCGCAGACCGAGGTTTAACTGCCGAACTGAACAGGGGAGGTCACTACGCGGCCTGGCCGTCATCGTGGGGTTTCATGGTAACGATTCGTTTCGCGCTCAACGGATGCCCGAGCCGGCACATCTGCGGGATACACGGCGTACCGGATCAGATGCTGAATTCAGAGCCGCGAGGTATGCGTCCCAACCGACATATCTCCGGCGTGTGAACGACTGTGGTTGTTGGAAGGCGATTCCTGCCCCAGTCTGTTGCTACGTGGTGAGGGCAATGTTCATGGATTCAGTCAGGCTGCCTCGTGCTGCGAATCGTCGCGAAGCACTTCTGTGTCGAGCGTCCAGGTGAACGTAAAACCGGCCTTCGGCATGAGCCACCCGATTGCTTCGACTGAGATCGTCCGTCCGGGAGTTCGGTCAGGACTGCGCGAGAGCTGTGTTGGCCGAGTGGTCGCAACTGATTCAATGACGCGCATGTCGACGATGTTGGTGTTCGTGTAGTCGAATGACACGGTCATGTTGCGTGCTGGCTGCGGCAACTCGAAGTAGAGACGATGTCCCCAAGTGGGCGTCACGGTACGGAACACTTGTCTGATGCGGATTGGCTCGTCGGTCTTTGCGCCTGCGTCGAGGTGGACTGAGTATGTCTGGCCGTCCTTGCGGACCGTGCGGCGGATGGGCTGTGGCCGGCCATCGACGGTGAGTTCGAGTAGTTCGTAGCTTTCGCGGCTGGACGCGTCCATGCCTGGTCGAGGCTTCATGAACCAGGGTGACGTGGCCGGAATGTCAAGGAGCAGGTCGTTGTACTCGTCTCGGTCTGAAACACAGGCGAAGCGGCGGACGCTTCCCGATGGCACGGTGGTGTATTCCCACTCCACGGTAACGTCGAACAAAGCAGTACCCTCGGTGCTGCTCTCTAGTGCACTGGCGAGACGGATACGAACTTCGACGTCGTGCCAGCGTTCGGCGGCGCGGATCGCCTGATCGCGGATCTCGCTGTAGATCTCGCGGGCGAACTGTTCGTCGCCTAAGCGCAGCGACATGACGTTGGCGGCGATGTCGTCGAGCAGCGCGGGGTTGGCTACGCGCTTGAGATCCTCGGGATGGATGGCGAAGCCTTCGACCACCGCGTCACGCATGGCAGGCGCTTGCTCTTTGATGATCGTGCGGAACTGCTCGACGGTCGCCGCTTCCTGATCCTTGCGGAAGCTGTACTCGAACAGCGTGCCCAGCAGTCCAGCGCCAAACAATGTTCCGCCGAGCTCTCCGAGCGGCAGGGCGTGCAACCAGTTCCACGGACCGAGGTCGAGCGTTGCAAGCCAGCCGTTCAGGGTGATGAGGACGATTCCGGCGAGCGTCAGGATCACGGCGAGCAAGGCCGCTTTTGTCTTACGGAGTCGGAAAGCTAAGGAGGACTGTCGTTTTCGTGCCAT